TCACGCGCCCCGGCGTACAGGCGAGGGTGCGGAGGATGATGGATGCTGGCTGGTTCGGTGGTGGCGGCGTCGCTCGGGGCATCCACGTGACGGCTGCTGGTCGAGCGGCTTGGATCGAGGGGGTGAGGGTGGTCCCTGTGATGGCCCGGAGCGCCCCGGCCGAGCAGATGCGGCGGGATGGGTGCCATGGTGACTGACGCCACCACGTTCGGCCTCGTTCTGATGGCGGTAACGGCAGCGACCGCGACGAGTCTGCCCCCCAGCATCCGGCGGCTCAACACCAGGGTGTGGCGGAAGAAGGCGCCTGGGAAGAAGAAGAAGGCCCGAAAGCGCAGCCAGAAGTCGAAGCGAAGGAACAGGAGCAAGCGATGACAGGTTCGAGCACCGACACCACCCACATCATGGACTGCAAGGTGTGCGGGCTTCCGTTCGACATGCGCGAGTTGGATCAGGTGATGGCCCATGAGCATGACGCGCTACACGAGGCAACCGGTATAATCGGGGAGCGCAAAGCCGACCATGTGAGCGAAAGAGCAGGAGTAAGCGACTTTCAGCGGGGGCTGGAGATCGGCTATGATGCGGCCTCTGTGGCGGCCGTAACGGTGATGGCTCTTATGGCCCGGAAACTCGGTTGCCGATGGCGGCGATCTACTTCGACGACGAGCTCCGGCGCATGGAAGCTTGTTCATGACCGGGAGGACATCGCGGTCGCTATCGAGAAACATCTGGAGAGGCACAAACCCAACTGGTCGGAGCGCAAGATCTACGAGGAGGCCGTGCGCGTGATGCGCTCCGGTCGCTAGCAAAACGATGCGAGAACCGAGGATGGAAGAATGCGAAAAACGCTGACCGTACAGTGCCGTATGTCGACGCAGATGCTGGCGGCTGTAAACCAGGTCGCCAGCGCGCAGGGCCTGTCCCGCAGCGGCGCCGTGAGGGAGCTGCTTGGAGTTGCGCTCCGGTCTCTAGATCTCTGGCCGCCCCCGTGCCAACGGGCCACGAGGCGGCATTCATCGGGGGACGGCGAGGCATGAGGCGCAGAGACTTCATTCGCTCTCTGTTCGCAGCACCGGCGGTCAAGCTCATACCTGGGCCGGTCGCGGTGCTGGTCGAGCGGGGGCCCTATCGAAGCGTCTACCGCCTTCCTTTCGCTGGCCCTTACCCTTCCGTGGAGGACCTGGAGGCGTTCCGCACGGCGTTCTACGACGCGATCCTTGGCGTGCCCTACTATGCGCCATGCGTTGACGACACGGGCGATTCGGGGTAGAATCCGACCCGGTGAACCGAGGAGAAGAGAATGTCGAGTGCTGTCATGGCTGTGGTTCTGGTTCTTACCTTTGTGTGGGGCCTTTCCTCCATCGCCCTTGTCTTTGGGGACCGCTCGCCCGCCGCTCTGCTGCGCGCCTGGTGGGCCGCCCTTACGCGGGTGTCTCATGGGTGACACACCCAGCGAGTTGCGGGAGGTCCTGATGCGGCTCGGCTCCCTGTCGACAGGGCTGCGATGGCTGGATGACGAGCGGCACCGCTTGAACCGCGCCTGTGGCGCCAGGTCGGAGGGGCGCGCCATTACGTGCCTCGACGACGAGGGGCGGCCGGATCCCGTCGACTGGTGCCCGGCATGCCTGGAGCGGGCACCACATGAGGGCAGGCGCACCGAGTTGCGCGAGCACCTCGACGGAGCGCTGCGAGAGGTGACCATGTTGGGAGAAGCGATGGCGAAGGGGTTGGCGTGAAGGGCTTGACCGGTTTCTTGTGTGTGGAGCTGACAGAGCGATTCGACAGCGACACTGTGCGGGCGTCGCTGACTCGGTATGTTGGGTTTCACCGAAATAACCTCGGTGAGGTGAAGCGGGTGATGCTCGCCGAGACCATGGCCCCCCCGCCGCTTGCGGGCGCGGTGGCGGGGTCTTCCGTGTTCACCCATTCGCGGGATCCAAGATCGTTCTGGACGCACCACCTCGAACACGAACACGGCGTTCTGGACCTGGGCGATTGGTGTGTAGACTCCGGCGTGCCAGGTGACACGCTCTCGATCCGTGGCCTGGTCGAGGCGATGGACGAGGACCTGATCCCGTTCGCGTTTGGCGAACACGCAGACGTGTCCGCCATGAGTCGCGAGGATGTGGTGCGCATGGTGCGCGACAATCCCACACACGGCTACTGGGCGTTGATTTCGGCCCTGCGGTGGCGCATCGGGTGTGCGGCCTCTGTGCTCCACCAGGCGCTCTATGGCGCGAATCCTATCCTTCGGGTGTCTCACCTTGAGGTGGCGACGCCCGCGGCACGTGTGTGGTTGTCGCCGCACATGCAACACCCGGAGGACCTGGATTCGACACCAGGTCGCGGAAAGTACAAGTACCACATCCCCACAGGCGATTGGTGGGACCGCTTGGCGGCCCACAACGAGGAGTTCTGAATGATCGGAAGATTGGAGGTCGTGCGCGGCCTGAAGTGCGCGTGGTCGAATGACCGACTCCTGCGTCGAGCGGGGGAGGTGATCAAGGCTCACAACCTGGCGGAGGTCGACAACTACGGCATGCGCCTACAGCCAGGGTTCATCGTGGCCCTGTCGGCATGGGATGTCGCGGAGCGCGCGGCCGGGCATGGTCCTCTCCGTCTGCTCGGTGCGGCCTTGGGGACGGAGATGTGTGTGGCTGCGCACGCTCGCCAGCACGAGAACCGGGTGGAGGAGCTTGCGGGACAGTGGGCGCGTGGTGGTGTCGACTTCTCGACCCGTCCCATGGTGCCCGCGTTCTTTCCGCCACCGAACGAAGGGTTCCGGCAGTGGGGCGCCTGCGTCGTGCTCGATTCCGCGGCGATGTGCGCGACGCAAGGGGCGTACGACGGGCTCAGGCGGCGCGCCCTGGAGTTCGGTATCGTCACGCGAGAACCATACCTTCACGCGCCGGAGTCTGGCGAGTTCGTCTTCCTCGGTGCCCTCGCCCCCTACGAGAATCTGTTGCATGGGTGGGTGCCGGAGCCCATGAACAACGCGAACGTCTGCCGAGCTGGGTGCACGCTTGCGGGTACCTACGCTGGATCAAGGGCCGACAACCCGATGGAATTGTCTCTTCAAGCGCACCTCGCCCTTCGCGGTGTCCGGGTACTGATGACGGGGAAGCGCGACGGGTTCACGCGGGAGGCGATACGCTCAGTGTTGGGGGAAGGAATGGATGTCGAGGCTTCGCCGGATCAGGTGCTGTCGGCGCTTCACGACGCGACTGGTCAGGAGGCGGCGCCTCGCGCCACCCTGGTGGAGGACACCCTGATGACCGCCACGATTGCCATCGAGGGTAAAGGTTGCGGCCCAGGAGGACCAACTTGGTCCCGATCCGCCGTGGCGGCCCTCGCCGGCGAGGGCTTTCGGGTGGAGGAGGGCGAGGACGGGAAGCTCTACGCGTTCGCAACAACCACAACGCGAGCCAGCGCCGCCCCGGTTGGCCTCAGCATCTCGTCCTCCACAAAGTGATGGGAAGCACGCAACAGGGTGTCGTGAAGGCCGCGGTCATCATGCTTCGCGAGATCGTGGAGCGCGAGCCGCCGCTCAGCACCAAGACGATCGACGAGTGGCTCGCGACCAAGGACCCACACGGGCGCTCGCCGATGCTGGTGCTGGGCGTCAAGGCACGCGAGGACACGAAGGCGGGGATCATCCGTGCCCTGGTGGCCGAGTGCCGCCTAGAGAAGTGGGCCGGCGGCTATCGCTCCGTGCCTCTTCGAGGCGTGGAGCCCGGTTGGCATTCTCGGTATCGTGACTCGTAAGGCCGCCGACAGGAACAGGCGTGCGAAGCGTCGTCGCAGAGGTGTGAAGCGCCCCCCGTGCGGCGCAAAGACAAGGGCCGGGGGCGAGTGCCGGAACCAACCCGTCGAGGGTGGCGAACGGTGTCGCCAGCACGGCGGACGCCTGCCGGGTCGTGACATCCGACCGCAGGTGGTGTCGGGTCGGTATTCCGCGCACTTCCAGGCGCTCTCGGCCGAGGGTCGCATCCGGCTCGCGGAGCTCGAGGCGGATCCCGACCTCCTGGAGGTGAGGAAGCCCGTCGCCCTCTCGGCCCTGGTGATGGCGCAGACCCCGCTGGAGCCCGACGTGGATCGGGTCTGGGCGCTCGCGGAGCAGATCCGAGACGCCCGGATATCGGACGGTGGCGGTGACCAGGGACCAGAGCCGTCGGCGGTGGACATCTGGCGTGCCTGGATGTCCGAGCTTCGTGGCATCCATTCCACGGTGCGGGCGCATGCCTCGGTGGTCAACGCGGCTCACCAGCGCTCAAAGGCTGGGGAGTTGCTCATGGCTGGGGCTGCCCCCTTCATGGCGCGGCTCGCAGACCTGATCCGAGGCACACTTGAGCGCAGGCTACGCAGCCACCCGAGGCTTCGAGACGAGATCATCCGCGACCTTCAGGCGTCCTTTGCGGCCGTGGCTGCACAGATCGCCGCCGCGGGCGAGTAGGTGGCGCGGCGCCGAGGCTCCGTGGAGTCCATGGTCGCGCCTGGCTTCTTCCAGCAATGGGATGTGGGGGGCGGGCAACGACCGGCTTCGCTGAAGCACCACGACTCGGTGAAGGAGTTCGTGGACTCGTACGGGCTCACCATCCGCGGCGAGCCCTTCGATTGGGACCGGTACGCGCAATGGGTCGACATCTATGAGGACGACTGCGACGACATCGTGCTGCAGTGCTCGGCGCAGGTGGGCAAGAGCGTCTTCGTGATGTCCCACATGCTCCGCGAGGCCGTACGGAACTGGGGCGGCATGTTCGGGTACTACTTCCCCGACTATCACCTGCCCAAGGCGTTCAGTGAGCAGCGTTTCAAGCCGTTCGTGAGGTCGAGCCCCGAGCTCGGTGGCTGGATGGGTCGCAACTATGCCAAGGAGAAGGGTACTGACCAGGTGTTGACTCGTACGCTCGGGCCCTCGGTCCTGTTCTTCCTCTCGACCCGCGGCACCACCGCGACAGAGGGGTTGCCGATGGCGGCGATCTACTTCGACGAACTCCGTCGCATGGAAGCCTCGGACGTGCTGCTCGCGGAGAAGCGGATCAGTGCCCAGGCCAGACCGAAGAAGGTCAAGGTGTCGACGGCGCGGCATCCGGACCAGGACATCAACGCGGAGTTCAACGCCACGGACCAGCGTCACTGGCACACGGACTGCGGCGGCTGTGCTGATGGCGTCGTGCTTGCCGAAACGTTCCCGAAGTGCACCCTCGATCTCAAGTCGGCGACACCTGCCTTGCTTCGCAAGGTTCAGGCGACTTTCGACCGCGCGGGACGCAAGATGTGGCCCGACGGGCATCGCGAGAAGTACCCGCCGGCCGTCTTCCAGTGCCCGACCTGCGGCAACGTGATCCCGAACCCGCTGGAAGGGTGGTGGGAGCCGCACAACCCGGGTGTCTACGCTCACGGCTACCAGATGTCACAACTGACGCTGTGGACCTACAGCGCCGCGAGGGCGCTGTACGAATGGAACCACCCGAACGCGGATCTACAGGTCCTGTACAACGACATGTTGGGTCGACCCTTCGTGAACCCCGACGCCAGGCCGGTACAGCGACAGCACCTGATGGCGTGCGTGGATGAACAGATCGACTGGCCCGCTCACCAGTCGGAGACGTGGCGGCGCCGCAACATGTCCAACTGCGCCCTCGGGTACGACGTGCAGAAGGGGTACGGCCTCGCCGTGATCAAGAGGCGGGCGAAGTCCGGGAAGTTCCAGACCGTGCACGTCGAGGTCGTGCACTACCGGGGAGGCAAGCCAGCGGACCAGTGGAAGCGCCTGGGCTCGCTCATGGTCGAGTACGATGTCCGGTTCGCCGTGCTCGACGCGCAGCCAGAGTGGGATGCCGTGCTCTCGTTCGCGCAGGCGTTCGAGGGTCGGGTTTGGCTCGCCTACTACACTGAGGCGGAAAGCTCGTCCATGATCAGCTGGAAGGACCGCAAGAAAGCCCCAGCCGACCAACGGGATGGAGAGGCGAAGTTCCCGTTCATCGTCACGATCTCCAGAACGAAGGCCCTCGACTGGTCTCTGAAGAGATGGGTCAACCGCCACAACGAGGTGCCGAATCCACGGACGTTGATCCAGCAGCTGCCCGTCGTGGACGGCAAGCCGACGCTGCGCCCGAACCTCTCCGCCGGCAGCATGGGTGCCGTGGCGGTGTGCAGGGACATCTATTTCCCGCACCAACGGGCCGTCCTCTTCAATCGCCACTACGTCAACGATGCGGCGAAGCGCATGGGGATCTACACGATCCGTGCTTCTCACCTCGGTCAGGCGGACTTTGCCCACGCGAACCTGTACGCTGATGTCGCGCTCTCGCGCGCTCCATGAGGTGTCCCGATGCTCTCTGATTCTGCCCGTCTCGCGATGCGGCGCGCCATCTTCGACGAGGAGGAGAGCGCCGGCCAGTTCTCCGGGCTGCCATCCCGGGCCGCACCCACCATGGTGCTCGTGGAGGACAGGCTGGCGCCGATCGCCGAGATCATCGAACACCTGGGCGACCCCGGTGGAGGCAAGCGACGCCCGAGTGCGTGGCTGCAGCAGAACGCGTATCGAGGTGAGAGCCGCACGGCTTCGGGCCTTGAGATCCTGCAGGGACGCCGGTGTTGCATGATGCTCGCACGCGGCATCGAGCAGCAGTTGGGGCACCTCCGGTTGCCGTTCCGCCGGACGTGTCCGGCGTGTGGGGCTACCTGGGCGGTAGAGATGAGGGTCCGAGACGATCTGAAGCATAGGGGTCGACATGGCAGGTAGAGCGGGCCAGGTGCCCATGCTGAAGCAGAGCCCCGTGCAAACGTTGCTCGGTGCGGGGTTGCGCCAGAGCGTCGAGGGTGGCGTCTACGTGCCGCCTGACGTGATCCGGACCATGCGGGATCGCTCCATTCGGGAGGCCACGAAGCCGCGCATGCCCTCGACCGCCCGGTACGTGCACCGAGACGGCGGCGGCATGGGGATCGACAAGTCGACTGGCCAGAGCGAGCTCCCCCTGGACGTGCTCCGCCGCATCCGTCGCGAGAGCGTGATCACGAGCGCCATCCACGCCGCGCGGCAGCACCAGGTCGCGAGGCTGTGTCGTCCCTACCGCGGCAAGAAAGGCTCGGTGGGCTGGCGGGTGGTGCACAAGGACCACGAGGAGGCGGACGCCACGCCGCCGGAGGGGTTCGAGCGCCTGATCGCGACCGGCGCTCGCCAGATCGCGAAGCCGTCCGCACGGTATTGCACGACGTTCCGAGCGGCCCTTGTGCAGCTCGAAGAGGAGTTTCTCACCATCAACCGGCCGTGTGTGGAGCTGCTGTATAGCGACTACGATCCGCACTACGTCGTGGGCTGGCGCCCCGTGGACGGGGCGCTGGTGTGGCCCACTCTCTTCTACCTCGAACGATGGATCGCGGATCATCCTGGGTTCGACGAAGGCTATGCGGGCATCACCGACGAGGAGTGCCTGGAGATGATCGCGGCTGATGTGGGTCACGACATCCGCACCGCCGAGTATGTCCTGGTGCGTGAGGGCGTGATGGAGGGGGTCTTCCGTCCCGGCCGCCTGATCATGGGGCAGCGCTACACGACCACGGACGTGCGACACGCCGCGTACCAGCCGAGCCATGTGGAATACAGCGCGGAAACGCTGCTTGCCGGGCTCAACACCTGGACGTACAACAGCTCACTCTTCACGCGCGGCATGATGTCCGATTTCATCCTCGGGATCACCGGCAACGTCCACGATCAGGATCTCGACGCCTTCGTGGACCTGCTGCGCCAGGCGTCGCAGGGTGTCCGACGCGCTCACCAGCCGCCGATCATGCCGCTCCCACAGGACGGCACGATCACGAAGATCGACCTCAAGCCCCCCGTCACCGAGATGGGGTTCGAGGGTTACTTTTCCCTGATCGTGTCGCTCATGTGCTCGCACTACAGGATGGATCCCAGCGTCATCAACGCGAAGCCCTGGAGCGGTGGCGCCGGTCCCACGCTGAACGCTCCGAACCGGGAGATGGAGATCTCGCTGGCCAAGGCGGAGGGCCTACAGGCTGATGTGGGCCACCTGACCGACTCGATCTTCGATCCCATGCTGGCGCGGATCCATCCAGATCTGCGCCTGGTGTGGGAGTACGGCGACGTGAACGGCCGCGAGGATGCGGAGGTCGCGGAGATCGAGACCAGGTCGCGCCGCACACCCAACGAGGTGCGCCTGCTGGAGGGATTGACCCCCTTGGGGTTCTGGATCGAGCCCGCCGACCTTCGGGCCCTTGAGGAACTGGAGCGTCGCGACATGATGAGCGACGACGACGACGACGACGAGGAAGGGCCACCCCAGGCGATGGAGAAGGGCGAGGGGGAGGGGTTCCCCCAGAACGCCGACGACGACCAGGAGGAGCCCGACGACCAGGAGGGGCAGGAGGATCCCCAGGGGCAGGGGCAGGAGCCCGAGGCGTCGCCTGAGGACAAGAAGAAGGACAAGAAGAAGAAGAAGACCGAGAAGAAGCTGGAGATGCTCAAGAAGTACCGAGCAAACCCGTACAACAACATTCTGAACCAGACCGCAATCGGCATGCTGCAGCAACAGGCGATGGATGACGGCCAGGAGGAGGACGGCGACGGCTTCGGTGGTCCAGGTGCGCCTCCCGGTCCCTTCGGTGAGCAACCACCCGGCCAACCCCCGCAGCCCCAGCCTGGTGGCCCGCCTGGGGCTCCTGGTGGACCCCCACCGGGCATGCCTGGGCAGCCAGGCCAACCGATGCAGAAGGCGGCTCGGGTGACCGTGGTGCGCGTCCACGAGGAGGGGTGAATTGAAGACGATCAGACAAGGCAGCAGCGGAAGTGCGGTGACGTACGCTCAGGAGCGCCTCGCGGTGCATGGCCTACCCGTCGGCGTCGACGGTGTCTTCGGTGGCGGCACCCGTCGCGCGGTGGTCACGTTCCAGATGCAGGCTGGACTGGGAGCTGACGGCATCGTCGGCCCACGGACGTGGGACGCCCTCCTGGTCGAGGGGCGGGCGGTGCCTCCTGCGGCGGTCGTGGAGGAGGGGCGCTCTCAGTGGATGGCGCTCGTGGATGACGGCCTCGAGCACTGGGCGATCTCGCATGGCGTCGAGCTGCCGGACTGCGCGGCTGCCACGGCATTCGCCGGCCTGGACGACCTGGGGGCTCGGGAGGCCGGGGACAGCAACCTGGGACCCGAGATCGCCCACCTCGTCGACGGTTACCGCGAGTACTGGCAGATCGGGGCCGGTGGTGGCCTCCCTTGGTGCGGCATGGCGGCCTCTCACTGGGTTCGCCGCGGCTGCGGTGGTCATCGTGTCGTTGACGCCACGGACCGGGGCGTGTGGGCAGCCACACCGCTCGGCGTGTGGCTCGGTGGCGCGAAACAGGCGTATGAGTGGGCGCTGGAGCGCGGCGTGTTCCTCTCCGTCGACGAGGTGATCGCCACCACAGACCAGGTGGTGCCGCCTGGCTCGCTGTTGATCATGCGTCGCGGGCTGTCGGGTTCCGATGATCCAGGCGAAGTACCTGCCGGACACTGGGCGGGGCATGTCGCGGTGACGCTGTACTCGGCGAAGCCGGGCAAGGTGTCGAGCGTGGACGCCAACGTGTCGAACATGGTGGCCGTGAGGGAGCGAGATCTGACGGACATCCTTGGTTTCATTCTTTGGTGGGACGCATGATGTGGCTACAAAGAGCGCTGCGGCACCTCGGGTTCGGATGGAAAACACACCACAGCACCTCGGTGTGGGCCTACCAGGAGCACACGACGACGGGGGCTCGCCGCGCGATCCGTCGACGAGTTGACGGCTACCAACCTATGGATCACACCTGGCTAAATCGGCTCGGCCGAGTGGAGGGGCCCGTGCCCGTCGCCCTCTGCATGCGATGCAGAACCCGCATGGAACCGATGATCGATGCCCCCCCCGCGTGTCGGAGCTGCTCACCAGAGGCGTTCCTGGAGGTGGCGGCGAGCGAAGACATGACGCCGGGGGACCTCCTGGCGCAGCTGGTGAGTACCCACGCTGGCAGTCTTCACGACCTCGATGTGGGCCCCGAGCTCGCGGCACTGGTGGACGGTGAGGCATGAGCTCTCTCGACGTGGGCCTGCGCCTGGATGGTGTGGAGCGGTCCGACTACCCGGCGCTCCTGCACGGCCTGGCGGCCCACCTTGGGCTGACCTCGATGCTCAAGGCTCACGTCCACGACGACGGCGAGGGTGACGATCCCCGGCTGCCGGAGCTGTTCCAGCTGATCCGCCTGGCTCGGAAGGACTGGGCGCGCTGGGGAGACAAGCTCATTGCCCAGGTGACCGACCTGCACGGCCGGGGGCAGTTGTTCCCGCTGACGGAGGCGCGCGAGCGGGTCCTGATGGCGCTCCTTGAGGATCATTCCCTTGCCATGCTGATCCGGTTCGCTCGTCCCGCGGGTGCCGAGCACCAGCGTAGGAGGCTGGAAACCGCGGGGCTGATCTCCCCGGAGTTGTCCGACACCTCATGGATTGAGGTCTCCTACCGCATCGGGCGCCAGCTTGAGACGCTCGCGTCGCCACCAGAGCGGCCGAAGTCGACGAAGACGCTCGCGCGACTGGTGAAGGATGGGGTGGCGGGACCGTGGACGCCAAAGGACGAGGCGGCGGTGCGGTACATCCGACGCCGCGCCGCGATCTACATGCGGCGCCCCGCTCACGAGTGGACGGGTGAGGCGTGGCGGGTGGTGGCCGAGGCGGACCGCGCGCTGTCTGGTGACGAACTCGCCGCCATGCGGAGCACCATCGAGGCCGGATACCGGGGTCGCCTCTCTGTGGCAGCCCTGGGGCGGGAACTCAAGGAGGCCGCGAAGGGCACAGCCCTGGTCAACAACATGACCCGGGTTGCGCGCACCGAGTTGGTGAACGCCCACGCTCAGGGCGCCTGGGTCCGGCTGAAGGAGCAAGCCATCCAGTTGGGTCTCGGGAAGGACCCAAGGGTGTACAAGCTGGTGGCTCGTACCGCATGCAAGCATTGCAAGCGGATTTGGGGCCCGAACACGGATCCGCACCTCTACAGGGTGTCCACCCTGGAAGCGAGGGAGCGCGCGGGCGCAAACTTCCGTCTCCCCGCGGCACAGTGGGGGCCGGTCATTGGGCCCGTTCACCCGAATTGCACAGAAGGGGCGGCGATCCTGTACATCGAGCGGATCAAGCGTGGCGCTCGAAGTCTCGCGGAAAGAGTGAAGGCGGACGGTGGCCGGCTGCGGTAGTCACGGCTGCGGCTGCACGACCTCGATCTCGCCGAGACCTGGAACCTTCCCGGTGACGCCAACACCAACGACGCCGGCGACGAGGATGGCGAGAACGACGACAAGACCGCCGATGACGTAGATCAGTGCGCGGTGCGAGCGCTCCATCGCGAGGATCGTAGCGGCCTGCTGTTCGGCGTCCCTGTTCCGATCCTCTTTGAGGTGGTCGAGCACCATGGTGAAGGCGCCTGTGCCAACGCCACCACCGCGCTTCTGCTGAGGCGGTTTGGGGGTGCGTGGGTCGTCTGGCATACCGGGATCGTAGCATCGCACCACCCGGTCAGCGCGCCGCCCGTGGGATAGACGGACGGCGCGCACCGGACGCTTACCGACCCGAGGCGACGAGCGACGGGGGCTGACAGTTCGCCACCCGGCGCCATCCAGAGGCTACCACGCTCGGCGCTGCGCGTAGTCACACGGCGACGCACCTGCTATACGTTACACGGATCGCCCCGGATGCGCGGATCATGCGCCGAACGGCGGACGGAGGCCCGGGTGAGCAAGTCAGCCAGCAATCGCGGCATCGTGGACTTCCTCGATGACGCCGGCAACAAAGCCTCCGAAAGCCTCGACACGGACCGCCTCACCGGTGGTCTTGTCCTTTCCGGCTACACCGCTCATTCGGTAGCATCCATCTACCTGCTGTCCGGTGACACCGACCTCGCGGTCACGTTCACCAACGCGATCGGTCTCCTCATCGTCTCCGAAGACAACGAGTTCAGTCTCCGGCTCGCCGGGGGCGAAACGCTCCTGACGGACATCCGGAAGCTCGAGGTGTGGGGCCACGTCTCCACAAAGAAGGTCGCCAGCACGTCCGTGTTGCTGACGGGCAACGGCGTCACGCCGTCCAAGCTGAAGGTCTACATCATCGAAAAGCCGGCGTAATAGGCGCAAAGGCGGAGGGGTATCATGCCATTCACTACCACCACAGCGCTCACGGCTCGGCTGATCGACTGGCTCGACGGGAAGCTCTCGGGATCCCCCGTCGGCGGCGCCGTGAGCAGCGATGTCCGAACCCTGTCGCTCGGAACCACCATCAACGGCCTGATCACAGACATCGTGCAGCTCGGTAGCGCTGCAGCTGGCGCTGGAGCGGCGCTGATTGGGTACCAGGACGCGAACGCATCCCTTGTGGGTGCCACGGTCGCCGCTGCCCTGGACGAGCTCGCGACGCCGCTCACGCTCACCGTGGGCGTCGAGGCCGCGGACGTGATCGCCGTCACCATCGCGGGACCCGCGCAGGCGGCGCAGTACGTGGCGAAGCTCTACGACGCCAACATGCTTGACAGCCTGGTGGGCGCCTTCACCCTCGCAGAGACCGGCGCTGGCGCCGAGGTGTCCGCCACGGCGAAGCCTACCTTGCTCTTCACCACGGACGCCGCTGGTGCCGCGGTGATCAGCGCCACGGATGTCGCGTCTGGTTCTGGCGCGACGCTGTACCTGGCGATCTACCCCGTGGGGACCACTGGCGGGCTGAAGGGTGGACCCGCGGCCGTCGCGGCCATCACCTTCGACTGATTAGCTGATTAGGGGGCGACCGTGAAGCGGGTCCAGTTCCGACACCCGCAGACGGGGAAACCACACACCGGGCGGCTGGTCCACAAGCCAGGCCGCCACGGTGTCACAGTCCAGGACGACGAGGGCGCGACCCATCGCGTCCATCACGGGCACTACGTCGAGCACTCCGGAAGCGGTGGGCCCTCTCACGACGAGGGGCGAGCGAAGGCGAAGGAACACAGCGACGCGGGTGCGGGGTTCGCGGAGCTCCGGAGGCACCACGCGGAGATCCCGAAGTTCCGCGCCCATGCGTACCGAGATCTACGCCTCGGCGCGACGAGCCCCATAGCTGCGCGCGCTGCATGTGCGCTGCTCACCCAGTATGCGGGCCGCCACATCCACCACATCACGGCCAACGAGATCAAGGTGGACGGCACCAAGGTGTCGGTGCGTGCGGCGTCGCAGCCCCACCACGAAGTCGAGGACGCCCGCCTTGCGGCATGGCTTCGGGCGGCGCTCGAAGGTCGCGAGGTGGGGCAGGTCTTCGAAGGGGCGGGGCACGACGGCTCACCACGGGCCGTCGAGGCCGACCACGTGGAGGAATACCTGAAGGACCACCTCGGCGCCGGCATGGATGGTGTCAGGGGGCACCACGCCACGCGGCGATGGTCCAAAGAGGTCGCCGAGCTGGGGCGCCCGAAGACGAAGCAGCAGGCGGAGAGACACGCCGAGCGCGCGGCCTTCAAGTCTGGCGTCGAGCTCGACGATGTGGACGCCACCACGCGAAAGGCTCACGGCAGGTATGGGGTCGTCCCCAAGAGCATGGAGTCACACGACGACTTTGGTGGGCACCTGGATGCTGTGAAGCGCTCCGACCCGTTCGATGACCACCACCAGCCCTAGCGGTTATGGTGTGGTGACATGGCGCAGGAGGAACGAGGTGGAAGAACCAAAGCAACTCGCAGCGACGGTGAGGTTTCAGGGCTACCCGGAATACGAGAACTACGGGCGGAGGAGCGCATCAAGGCGATGATCGAGACGCACCCCATGTTGTCGTTCAAGGTGGAGTCGGTGAGTGTGGAGTTCGGTTCGTCACGCGTCGACAGGTAGCACCAGCGCAACAGGCCAGAGGGTTTGAACCCTCTGGCCTGTTTAAGCGTGCAGATAACTGCGCGCGTCGCGTTTCAATCCCCGCAAAGGGGATGGGCGGTGCTGGCCCAGCCAGCTCTGTCGGACCCTATCCGATCGTCGCGGGTCCAGCACGGAGCACTCGCCACCCTCTCCGGACGCTGCAACGACGCCTATGGACGCTGGGTCATCCAATGGCAGTTTGGCACAGCCGATCGAGGTGTCTCGTTAGCTCTCCATGGTCCCGGCTGCGTGATCATCCCGCGGAGGTTGTTCCCGACACCAGCCGCCCGCTGGCCTGGGCCCTCAACGGGGATCCACAGCGACGGTGGCTTGTCGCCTCCCGGGGTAGTCCCACCGTCCGCACGATTGACGCCAGTCGGCGCAAGATCGGACAGCCCTTTCGAGGTGGTGGGCCTGGGCCGGTTCGAACGGCCGACCTTTCACTTATCAGACGAGTGCTCTACCACTGAGCTACAGGCCCCACCATGGGGAAGATAGCCTTGTGGTCGTCACGCGAGGGGAAGTGTCGACAGGTAGCGGGCGCCGGCGGGCTCGACGCACAGCGCCGTGACTTCGTTGTCGAGGTCGGGTTCCCGGAAGAGGGATAAGCGGAGGCCATGCATCCGGAGCAACGCGGCGAGCGACTCGGGATCCTCGTGGCGCAGCACCACGATGTTGTTGTGCTCGAGGTGCCAGAACGTCTCAATGTGCGGGTACTCGCCAACGAAGGCGCGGAAGGCGTGGATGGCCTGCGCACACCGAAGACCTGCCCCCAGGGCGGTCTTCACGATCAGATAGAGCTTCATCGCTCACCTCTGGAAAGGGTATGGGCGAGGCTGGTGCTGACCCAGCCACCTCCGGACCCGAAGGCCCGACGCTCTACCGCTGAGCTACTCGCCCCAATACCCGCGGAGGGGATCGAACCCTCGACCTCCCGGTTCATTACACCGGGTGTTCTGCCAACTGAACTACGTGGGTGGATATGCACAAGCCGGGCCGCCTGATGGCTCTCGTCCCCGCCGTGCGGGGTCGTGCTGTCAATGGGTGCGGTTGTACATGAGGGGATCCTGCACGCGATGGCCGCACGCGTCAAGGGTGCGCCGCACGTTAGAATCCCGGCAGCTGAACGACGGAGGCCCAAATGGTCGCGACGACATGGACAGCCGGTGGTCTCACCTTCGCATGGGGGCGGCGTGGGCCGCGTCGGGTCGGTGTCCTCACCATCGAGGGTACAGGGCTCCCGCTGCCCTACCACATGCTCGTGACGAGTCTCCGGAAAGCCAGGGCGCAGACGGCAGAACTGGTGCGCACATTCAAGACCGGCGGCGTCCCGTATGAGGGGCTGTTCCGCAAAATGGAGAAGGGCGTGCGGCCTTCGCAGCGCTACGTCGCGCGTCGCCTGCGTCGCACCAAGCTGACGAAGGGCAGCGGACCCACCGCGGAGGCAAAGCGGCTGCGGGCGCTCGCTGAATCGGCGGTGGTGGTGGGCCCACCACCGAAACCGAACCGCCGCGAGTACCCCTTCGTGGGGGTGATCGACTTCCAGGGGCTCGAGATCAAGGTCGAGAACCGCAAGGGTTCGACGCGCACGGGGTTTGATCCAGACGGGAAGAAATGGATCATCAAGATGCATGCGCACTACGGCGAGTTCTGTCGGACTCTCGGTGTCGATGGTGATCCAGTGGATGTCTACGTCGGGGAGGATGGATCAGCACCTACCGCCTACGTCGTGCACCAGAAGGTTCCGGGCACCCAGGTCTTCGACGAAGACAAGGTCATGCTGGGCTACCGGACCGCGGCGGCGGCGAGACGAGCGTATCTGAAGCAGTACACGAAACCAGGCTTCGATGGTGGCCTCACAGCATGGCCTGTCGCCGAGCTCGCCGCGTACCTGCGCAAGCGGTCGTCGCGCTCGAAGCGGCTCGACAAGCCGGACCGGGTGTGGGCTGCACTCCCCAAGGAGCTGCGGAAGGCGCAGGCCGGGCTGTTCGGCGAGCAGAAGGTCACGGTGAAGCGCCACCTTCGCCGCACGAAGACGGGCGTGGTGTCGGTGCCCCAACACCAAGCCACACGGAAGGTCGCGCCGAATCAACCTATTGCCGACGCCAAAGCTGCAGCCGCGAAGCTACGGGCGGACATGCCCGGCCTGGACAAGTACCCACCGGTCGGCGTCGCCGCGACCCGCGGCGGAGCCTCCGACAACTGGAGCCTGCGCTGGGTGTCGCCCACCACCAGCCGCAAAACCTACGGCTACCACGAGGACTTTCTCAAGGCCCAGGCCGCGAAGAAGTTCGCGAAGATGTACGCGTTTGGGCTGTCGCTGGACAGTGCGCGCCAGACGTTCATCGCCGACCTCGCCAGGGGCTCGCATCTTGCGGCGATGGCTGTGCTCGTGGACAGCACCCTGATCCGTGCCGGCAACGAGAAGTCTGCGAAGCTCGATGTAAGGGGTGTGACGACCCTCACGCGAGGACAGGTGAGCGTCGATGGTGATCGGGTCATCCTGACGTACGTTGGGAAGGCGTCAGTGCCACACGTGAAGAGCGTGGAGGATGCTGCGCTCGCCAAGGTCATCGCCCCGCTGCTCGGGCCCCCACCCGATGCCCGCGTCTTCGAGGGGAGCGCCAGCCGTCTCAACACGTACGTGCGTTCGCACACGGGGGGGACGATCAAGGACTTCCGGACCTTCCACGCGAACCGGATCTTCGTTGCCGAGATGGATGCTCTCGCGAAGGCTGGTGCCCCGCAGAAGGTTGGGGATCGGGTCACAGCGGCCGCGACAGTGGCTGCGGAAGCGCTCGGGCACAAGGTCGGCAAGAGCCGCTCTCACTTCGTGAAAACGGACGAGAAGGCTGATAGAATGCTGGTTGAGAAGCACGGCGGCGCCCTCTTCGGTGCCGACGTGGCGGGCTTCCATGGGACCGCGGACCGGAAGCGGTATCAGGCGGAACTCGGGAGGACTGCGCACAAGGTCCTGCCGAAGGCCGAGCATCCACCCAACAAAGAATGGGAGCTGACGGTGACGACCGCTCTTGACAAGTACATAGATCCGATCATTGTCGAGGAGTTCACGCGCAAAGACGGCGAGGACTCCCGAAGCGAGGAGTACCGCAAGCTCGCGAAGGGTGATGGTCCCGAGGTGGTGCCGCCCTACGGGGAGCGCTCGAAGAGCGAACGCTCTCTGATGAGCGTCATGGAGCGAATCCGTCGCACGCGTGGCCTCCAATGATGGGGGAGTGGCGTGGTCTCGTCGCGATGCTCAAGTCGCAGATGAGCCTATTTGGCGCCCCCACACAGAAGGTCAAGGTCAAGGCGCACCTGCGACGGACGAAGGCGGGTGTGGTGTCGGTGCCAGAGCATCACTCGACCCGGAAGACCGCGGCCACGCTGACCTCTTCGGACGCGTTCCGCATGGGGCGTGCCGCCATGGTGGCGCACCAGCGCAAGGTGGGGGAAGACCACCCCGACCACAACGTTCTGCAGGCGGAGATCGAGCGTCGCACGCGCCGACGTTCCGAGAAGAAGGCGAAGAAGCTCGGGCAGAGGGCGGTGGTGCGCGCGCCATCTGGGCCAGACATCTCGGATGCCGTGGCGAAGCGCAAGATGTCCAGGGCTGGCCGCAACGACCAGACCGGCGCTCAGGCGAAGTCTGCTCGGGCTGCGTTGTCGGCGACGCGCCGCGCGGGCCTGCCGGACGCCTACGCAACGATGGTGCACCGCGACACGATGCGGACCCCGAAGGGGGTGCACGGCGAGCACTACGGTGGGGCGAAGACGGAAGCCCAGGCGCGCAAGAAGGCGGTACGGAAGGCCCAGGAGCACCACGCCAGGGAAACCCAGGAGCCGCTACACGAGCAGCGGCTTGGTGATGCGGAGGCCACGAAGCTCGCGGCGAAGATCCGGAAGCGGGGCGCCGCCCTGGTGGAGCGGAACACCGAATCCGCGACATTCTACGGCACCGAGAACACGCACAAGCGAGCGAGCGAGGGCGCGCACCGTCGGGCGTCTGCCGGCGCCAAGGTGCTGTGGGGCCAGCGGCTGCAGCAGTTCGCCGAGGCTATCGATCAGGGGTATCGCCCCACGCGCTTCGAGGAGCGGGTGGTGAGTAGCCCTGAGGCGAAGTCCGCGGCCATGAACGCCGTCGCGGCACAGGACCGAGCCACGGAGAGGCGCGAGCGGGTGTCGATGGGGCACCGTGACACCACCACCTACCTGCGGACAGCCGACACCTCATACAGCGACAAGCGGCGGGGGCTCGACGAGAAGAAGGTGGAGAAGGCGATCGGCGCATACAATCGCCTGATCGGACGCATGCGCTCCAAGTACGCCATCCGAGGCAGCTCTGGTGCCGACCACATCCGAATGCCGAGCCATGCCGACGCCGCGAAGCTGCGCGCCGCTGAGCTGGCCTTCAAGAAGATCACCAAGCGCGATCCCGGGTGGGCGTCCGCGAAGACGTGGACCGCGAAGCACGAGATCGGATGGAAGACAGCGAGCGACTACGATGGCGTGGTCGAGCGAACGCGCTCCTTCCTGGAGCGGACCGAGCCAGGCAAGCGGGTGAAGGTGGAGCGGTGGCCGGCTCCGGACCGCTCGCGCACCGACAACGCCGACGACCGCATGGCCTACGCCGAGGAGCTCGAGGCGAAGCGGTGGAAGGATCCCGCCCACAAGATGATCGCCGGCTACTTCCCGACGCCCTACCCCGAGGCGGCGCTGATGGTGGAGTCAGCGGACATCCAGCCCGGGATGTCCGTGCTGGAGCCGTCGGCCGGCACTGGTGGCATTGCCGACATGCTGCCAGCCCACGCCGAGATCCACGTGGCGGAGATCTCGCCGACCCTCCGGAAGGTACTGGGTGAGAAGGGCTACCAGAACGTGCAGGCGGACGGGCTGGGGGTGTCGCGGCGGTTCGATCGTGTGGTGATGAACCCGCCCTTCGAGAAGGGTCAGGACATGGCCCACGTACTCCAGGCGTTCCACACCAACCTGAAGCCAGGCGGGCGGCTGGTGGCCATCGTGGGCGCTGGTGCGATGCACAACAGCTCAAAGGCTCACCAGGCGTTTCAGCGCTTTGTGTCCGAGCATCGTGGAGAGAGCGACCGCATGATCGACCCCAAGGCGTGGCGGAGGTCCGGCACCGGCGTGCGGGCGATTCGGATCGTGCTCGACAAGCCGGATGGGCTGCCGTTGTCCAAGGCGTGGAAAGCAAGGCCCGTTGTTCGTCGGTGCCGTGAGAACATGCGAGCGGCATAGAGCGTCGCGCCGCGGCGTGCGCTATCCGTCCGGTATCGAATAGGGGGCTAGAGATGCGCCGTTACGTCGTCGCGGCCAGGCTGCAGCTGCTCAAAGCCCAGTTGAGCATGTTCGGTGCCCCGACACCCGCACAGAAGAAGAAGGCGAAGGCTCGCCGGAAGCCGAAGAAGAAGGAGGCGCCGCCGACCAGGGCGCCAGAGAAGCCAGCGACGACACTGCAGCCCGAGAAGCCGCCGCCACAGCCACCGCTGACTGGTCGCTCCGTCTTCCGCATGCGCGCCGAAGAGCTGCGAGCCCACCAGGAGAAGGTGGGGCCCAACCACGCCGACCACGGTGTGGTGCAAACGGAGCTCAACCGGCGCGCCGCGAAGCGAGCCGAGAAGCACAAGCGACGCGAAGGTGCGGGGCAGCGCTACAAAGTGAAGCGCCATCTGCGTCGTACCAAGACGGGTGTGGCTCAGGTGACGGAGGGGGAGCGCACCGCCAAGGGCCACCAGGTGGTGGAGCCCGAGCCCGAGCAGCCGGCCGTGACTCCGGCGGCTGTGGAGCCCACACCAGCACCAGAGCCGGCACCCGAACCTACGCCAGAGCCGGCACCCGAGGCGCAGGGGTCGAAGCTGTCCGAGGACGACATCGGGCGGAAGAAGACGGCGGCGGCCTACCTCGATCTGCACGGTGACATGGCCGAGAAGCGCGGCGACAAGGATGCCGCGGCCGAGTTTCGCGACAAGGCGAAGAAGAAGCGGGGCGAGGTCGACCCCGAAAGTGCGGCGGAAACTTCCGAGGGTGCGGCGGAAACTTCCGAGGGACCAAAGTCCGAGGAGGAGCACCTCAGTGAGATCGAGCGCTTGCTGCTCATCCATGCCGCGAGCATGGGTAGCACGGGCCAGGTCGCAGACGATGGCCGCGAGGCCCTTCGCAGGGCGTCCGGGTTGTGGGCGGCCCTGTCGGGCGGCGATGGTGAGTATCTCCCGGGCTACATGCCGGACAAGAGAGGCAGGCGCCCGAAGATGTCGGTCGGCCCCGCCATGGTTGGGATGCGCTACGAGCTTGAGCTGAAGGCAGCGGAGGCGAAGAAGCCGAAGCCGGCCACAGGCTCCGCCGCTTTGGCGCCAGCTGTGACGCCGGACGGTCAACTGGCGCCAGCCCCCAAGAAGTCGCCGAAGCGGTCGCGGACACCCGCGAAGGCCGGCGACCACGTGGATGTGGGCGTCTACGTGCCAGGCGACCGAAAAGACGAGTGGAGGGCCAAAACGCGCATCAACGAGGCGAACATTGGCGAGCTCGAATCGCGTGGCGCCAAGACAGCAAGAAAGCACGCACTCAAGAAGAACGTGTTCGAGAAGTTCAGCGCCGAGGAGGAGAGGGATTCGGGAGCGACACCTGGTGCCGCATGGCTCAAGAAGAAGCTCCTGGCGGCTGTGGCTGTGGGTCCGAAGGATGGCGCCGACTATCGCCGCGACTACGTGGCCGGCGCCACCTGGCTGCAGAAGGAACTCGCGGCGTGCGACACCATGGAGAAGGTGATCTCATTCGTTCGGGACTGGAAGCTCATGGCGAGCGGCCACATGGTCGAGGAAAAGACCCTCTCGGCACAAGAGCTGTGGGCCGAGGTGAAGGAGCACAAGGGTGCTCCGAGCGGTGGCGGCTACACGCAGATCAACCTGAACACACGAGCGGAGCTGAAGCAGCTCCAGGCCCTCAAGGCTGAAAGAACAAAGGCCGTGCCGGACTGGGACGAGGTGAAGCGACTCAACGTGAAGATCGACGCCCTCGACCGTCGCGAACAGATCTCGTTCGGGATGCTGAAGGCGGCCGGGTACTCGTCGGAGGTGGTGCGGGGCGGCGGCGGCTACCGTCTCACCAAGCCGATCCCGAAGTCCGAGAACGTCTGGTATCGCTACATGGACGCGCTCAGCGGTGAGGCTGGCTTTGACCGGCGTGGACGCCGGTCAGCCCGACGCCTGGCCAGCGTGATCAACGGTGCCGACCACCGAGCCAGAACCGAGCGGACCGCGAACTCTGCGTTCTGGGAAAAGGACCGCTACCATGCAAGGAAGATCGAGAAAGAGGACGATTGGTCGTCCATGCTCGACTCGAAGAAGAAGACGCGGCGCAAGGGCACCAAATGGACCCGAGCCACCACCGAGAACCGTCGTGTTGGGGGGCCAAAGGTCGACGTGTCGAACCCGTCCGGCGAAAAGCTCACCGATCTGTTTGGGCTGCGCGCTGTCCGCTGGGGCGATTGGGTGGACCAGGCCAGCCGTGACGAGCACCTTGCACGCTCTCACGAGGCCCTGACCGACCTGGCGGATGTCCTCGGGATGCACCCGAGGCAGATATCTCACGGTGGTGTGTTGGCCATCACGATCGGCGCTCGTGGCGGCAAGCAAGGGGGGGCCGCGGCGGCTCACTACGAGCCCGACACGCAGGTGATCAACCTCACCCACACCAAAGGTGCGGGCAGTCTCGCCCACGAATGGGCGCACTTCTTCGACCACCAGCTCGTGGATGATCCTTCCGCCATGACGCCAGGGCGGCCAGGACAGAAGGCAAGCGCGCCGTTCGTGTCCGCCAGGTCGTCAGCGGACAAGCTGCACCCAGATGTGTCGAGAGCGTTCCGCGAGGTGATGCATCGGATCACGACCCCGACACCAGAGCGCCAGGCCGAGCTTCGGAAGGAGCGAGCAGCCGCGGATACAGACCTGAACGCGGAGCGACAACGCCTGCGGTTGGTCAGGTCGAAGGCTGCGCGCCTGAAGGGGAAGGAAAGGAGCGCCGCGTCGGACGCATACAACGAAGAAGTGAAGACGTTCAACGCCAAGATCAAGGCACTACCTACCGCGAACAAGACCACGTACCTACAGCACGCCGAAGCACTCGGAAAGGGGTACTGGGCGACGCCGCACGAGATGTTCGCTCGCGCCTTCGAGTCATACGTGGAAGACACGCTCCACAAGCAGAAGAGGCAGAGCACCTACCTTGTCTACGGTACCCGGATGAAGGACCCGACCCGCACCGAGCAGCCCTACCCGCAGGATGCCGAGCGCGCGCACATCCACGAGGCCGTTGGGGATCTCGTGAAGGCCATGCAGCGCACCGATGTGCTGGCCAAGGCGCTACGCGCAGCAGCCCGCCGCCGCCGTCCTCGCCTCGTTGTGAAACGCCGGGCATCGTAGCCTCCACCCGTCTCGCCGTGTTACTGTTGCATGTGGCTGTACTCAGACGGCAGCGTCACGCTGTACGACGACAACCCCGACGACCTCGTGAGGGAGGCCCGGGTGGTTGCATGGCCTGATGGGTGGGAACCAGCGCCAGGGGGCGAGGGATGATCACGCGCTTCGAGGGCTGCGCCATCACCTACGGGCCACCAGGTGGTCCCGCGTGGGTGGGTCGGGCTCGTGTCGTGCTGGTGGATGATGGACGGTACATCGACGACGGCGTCCTTGTTCTGCGGTGGCCGAGCATCGAGTGCTGTCGGCGCGCGTACATCGAGCCCCCGGACGGCGAGCCGTGGGCCAGGTCGGTCGGGCGTCGCGACTGGACGGTCGAGGTGGTGAGCAACAACCGTGTCGTGGCCCGCATGCAAGCGCCTCTCGTCGAGGTGCGTGCCGCGGAACGACTGGATGGTGGACCCGTCACGGTACAGAGCATGCGGTGGGTGGGTGACGAGCTCGGCGAGGTGTCGTGATCATCACCCCGCAACTACCGCCGCCAACCACCTGTGGCATCGCGACGACCTGTGCCGTTCGTGACTCGGCCGGTGTGGAAGCGTCGCCAGAAGTCGAGCCGAAGAAACCGGGGGCGCTGAGCCAACATGATCCTCACAGGATCATGTTGGCCGCGTTGGTCCCCTGCCGAGATCGGCGTGGTGCGGACCTATGAGGTGGTGTGCGAGCGCATCGAGGACCACGAAACGCATGGTGGCGACCCGTCTGCGGAGCACTTCGGACGGTGCTTCGCGCTGTCGAAGGCCGGGTTCTGGGTCACGTGGGAAGAAGGCAACCCGACAGTGCAGCTGCCGGGCCGAGTGTTCTGGGACAAATAGCAACGAGGTGAAGCGATGGTGACGTGCTTGTGGACGAAGGCTGTGGGCTCTCCCGGCTACGTCAAAAGCGAATGGGCGGAGTTGAACCGTTCGATCGTCAAGTTCTGCTACGGGGGCAGCGCTCACAGCCCTGTGGTTATCGTGCCTCGTGCTGGGATCAGCAGTCAGGACCTTGAGGAGATGGCGCACGTGCTCAACATGGCGTGCCGTGATGCGAGTTTCTTCCCGATCATACCGGCCGACCTGATGGATCAGGTAGAGTTGGTGGTGGTTAAAGACGAAGACGAGGCCGTCGACGCGGTGCTCCTCTTGCAGAAGATGGTGAACGCCGGCGCCCTCACTCCCGATACGGCGAGCGAGCTGGAAAGGGATCTCCTTCGCCGCTTTGGGGGGCCTCGTGATTGAACGCGCACTGTTCGTTGCCGTCCTCCTCCTGGCCACCGTTGGCTGCACCCCTTCGGGGTTGGAGCCAGGGCGCCGGATCGTGACCTGGACCTGTGAGGTGCCACCAGAGACCGGAGACACGGGCGACTGGCCCGAGGAGTTGGCGCGATGACCACGGAAACGGTGAAGACGTACCACGGCCACCATGTTCGCGCGTTTGTTCCGGACGGGATGCCCTCATGGCACCCGTACCCCTGGCGCTTCGACGTGGAGCGACCATGCGGCACGAAGCATGTCTTTTCGGGCGTGCCCAATCAGTGCGAAACACGGGCAAGCGCCCTACGAAGAGGGTGGTGGCGCGCGAAGTGGATGGCCGATGGCACGTTCGAGCAGCGCTATGTGGCCATAGATCTAAAGGCGCGACTGGCTCAAGGAGCGGATGAGCGATCTTGATGTGGCCCGATGGGCAAGCCACCACAGCGCCGACATGCGAAAGTCTGCACGTGTCCAGGCGCCGCGCGCGTAGGCGAGAGAACCCCCACACAAGCCAGCGGACGAGACATGTTTTGCTGCGAGTGCTTCTTCTTCGGTATCCTCAACCATGCTGTCGCGGAGGCGTGACCCGCCTGTAGGATTCGGTCCACAAGGAGGTGCAAGGTGAAGCACGATTGTGTGAAGTGTGGTCAGAAGGACGTGAGCAAGATGGTGCAGACGGCGACGCGCGTGGCCAGCATGGACAACAGGCAACCGGTGTGTGATCCCTGCCTGGCGCAAGCCGGTGTCAAGGGTGAGCCTCTCGTCGCCGACCGGCTGGGTCCTGTCTCGCTGCTTGGAGCTCTCGGGTAGGGTACTCCCACGTGGGAGGCGCCATGCGGTTCGAGCGTTGTCAGCGGAGTTCAGACCACGCGATCGTGAGTCTCACATGCACACGTTCCGGGCAGGCGTACCGGGTGCGGGTGCCGTGGGAGCAGCGGCACACCTCGCTCGCATGGCACGACTCGCCCCGAGTGCACTGGCGCGGTGATGGCGACACCGACGATCGCGTCGGTGTCGAGCACACGCGCGGCGAGCACGGCATCCAGGTCGTGGATGCCGACGGCAAGATGCACAAGGTGCAGCACGGCCGGTATCGCGTCTCGGAATCCGCGAAGGTGTCCAAGCTGCGGCTGCCTGTGGTGCGGCTCGTCCAGGCTGGTGGGCGCCTGCTGCGGAAGGGCCGGGCTCTGAAGGAGGGTGAGCGCTGGATCACGGTGCACCCGAACGGCGACGGCGAGAAGGGGGTTCCTGTCCTGATCCGCCCGAACCCGGACGGCACGCACCGGATCATCGGTGGGGCTGGCGGCAAGATGACCCACGCCCGCCTCAAAGGGGTCGCCAAGGACACGCCAGAGAACCGGAAGAAGTGGGCGAAGAAGTCGGCGGAGCGGAAGAAGAAGAAAGACGCCACGACCAAAGAGCGCCGCGAGGGGCAATCCGACGAGGAGAACGAGCAGGAAGACAAGACCGTCAAGGAGGCGAAAGACGCGAAGGTCGACGCCGAGCGCAAGTTCATTGAGACGGTGCGCGAGAAGCTCGGGGGCGTCGAGGACGACCTGCCGGAATCCGACCTCGCGAAGGTGCCGAGCGATGGGGCTCGCAACATCATCCGGTCTCGCCACCACCGCCGGCAGCTGTCACAGGCCAACAAGCGGCTGCGCGAGCACCACGAGAAGATCGTGGCTGGGAAGGCCATGGAAGCCGTGGACGCGGAGATCGTGCGTGATTCCGTCGAGGGTGAAGACCCGGTTCACGGCGATGTCGTGCACATGGCGCGTGCCGAGCTCGAGCTGCAGGCCCAGGAGGAGACCGAGCGAGCGGGGGAGCGTGCCGCGCGTCGGAGCCGGACACCATCGGCAGCCAGCGAGGTGGGTGCCGCAGCAACAGAGCACGCCGCCAAGCAGTTGGAGCTGGTCGACCATGACCAGCTGGCGAAGGACTTGGAGGCTGCTGGGGGCCGTGACCGCCCCGAGTCTATCGATCTCGCGTCACACGAGGCCGAGCGCCAATCCCTGGTGGCCATGGACACCGCCGCGGCGCTGTCTGACGCCGCCGGTGGTGGGGATCTCGACGAGGGCAGGAAGGCCGCGGTGGCGGAAGCCATGGAGCGGCTCGGTCTCGAAGGAGACCCGGAGGACCACGCCGATGCCCTGAAGCGGGAGGCGGGGCGCCAGGTGAGGCGCGCAGAGGTGAAGCGAGCGCAGGCCGACAAGTTCGCCGGGTTGGAGGCGGAAGGCGAGGGCAACAAAGCGATGGCGGCTCTAGCCTACGGCGAACTGATGGCGGGGATCACCAAGGACGCCTCGGAGTACGCCAAGAAATTGGGCCTGACCGACTCGTCTCGGGTCCCCCTGCGCGAGGCGGAGCTGCACGAGTTCCGCGACCTGATGGAGTCGAAAGACGCCCTACGGGCCGCACAGAAGGAGTTCAAGGCCATGGTGAAGGCCGCGGAATCGGGCGACTATGATGCCTCACGCCGCGCGGTCGAGTTGAAGGTGGGGCCACCACCCGAGAAGGTCAGCCAAGACATCGAGGATGCGGTGAGGACGCAGCTCACGCGGCAGCTCCTGGGGGTCGCAGACGAGAAGCGTGGGGCTCACGCGACCGCCCTGGCCGATGGGCACTACTCGGCGCTCGCCGATGTCTCGCTCGGGATCTCGAAGCAGAGGTATCTGGACAGGCTCACGGTGGATGCTGTGGGTGTCGGGAATGCGGCGCTCCTGACCCGCTGGGCCATGTCATCCGACGGGCACGACGACGCCACGGTGCTCGGCGCCCTGGAGAGCCACCACGTCGAGCAGGTGAAGACCCGATCGGTGAAGGCGCTGCAGCAAGTGGAGTCGGCGGTGCCCGGCCTGCAGCGGTCCGTCGAAGATGTGGGGAGCATCGAGGACGCCGCGGCGCACCTTGGCGCCTACGATGCCGACCTTGACGACGCGCAGACGGCCGTGGGGGCGGCCCTTGGCAGCCTGGAGGCTACCGCGACGCTGGCGCAGGCGTACCGCACCCCCCTGCCCGACAAGATGACGCTGCCCCTTCGCGAGGGGTCGGACCTGAACACTCAGCTGCAATGGCTCCACGCCGCGGGCCTCACGTCTTCCGACTACTCGGTGGACCTGGAAGGCAAGCAGGTGACGGTGCCCCAAGCTTCTTGGGAGAAGCTCGTGCACCGCGAGTCGGCGGACGTGCTGGAACGCCGGAAAGAGGTGGAGGCGATCAAGCGTGGCGACCGCGACGAGAAGGGCTGGCTACCAGAGGGGATCAAGCGGAGGGCAAGCACCACGTTCAACCGGGACCTGCCCGATGCGCCTCGGCACTTCGCGCCGCTCGATCTGTCCGGTGATGACATGGACGCGGCCCTGCGCTCCCACGTCGGGGCACGGGTGGCGGACGGCGAGCGCCCCGAGGACATCCAGGCCGATCTGATGTCCCCCTCGGTGACGAACCAGGTAGGCGACAAGATCAAGCCGTTTCTGGCATCCATGCGGAAGGCCATCCCGATCCGCGACGCCGAGGGGAACGTGCGGCCATCCGACGAGTTCGCGGAGCACTTCGACAGCCTTGTCGGTGAGCACCTGGGTGCCACTGGGAAGGGCGAGACTGATGCCGCACACCGGCAGAGCATCGACACCGACTCGCCAGAGACCCACGAGGCGCTGTTCCGCACGCTCGCTGAGCGACCCCTCCTGAAGGTCGGGTTCACGCCGCCGAGTCAGCTGAAGCCAGAGGACCGCCAAGCCCTGATCGATCACTTCTACGAGCGCCAGGGCATCGCTGACGAGCGCAGTTACAAGGGGATCTTCAACGAGGAGCTGGAGAAGCTCGGGAAGGAGCCGAAGCAGTTCGGTGGAACCATGTCGTTCTTCGGGCCTCAGACGGAGTCGAAGGAATACGGCGACTGGAAGCGCGATGCTATGGCGCTCGCTGGTCGGTACCCATCGGAGGGCCGGGAGCTCCACCGGCGACTTCGTGGTGATGCTCCGGAGTCGACGCGGCACCCAGATCTCACGGACGAGCAGGTGAAGGCGATCGACGCCGCACACGAAAAGGCACCATGGCTGAGTGCTGACAAGGTGGTGAGGGCGGCGAGAACCGAGATGGGATCCGCGGAGGCGAGGCGACGAGGGGAGGACCCGCACGCGATCGATGCTCTCGGCTCCCCGAAAGCACACGAGTACGCGCCGCGCATCCTACCCCAGCACGTGGACAGCTACCTGGCTCCCAAGATGTGGGAGGCGAAGAACGCTCGATTCGAGCAGCGGGCGGCCGGTGCAGATACGCCATGGGGCCTGTACGTGTCCATGCACGGCGGCCTCGAGAACGCTCAGCGCGCGCTCCAGGACGAGCTACGCGGCGACTTCGCGGCACGCTTCGCTCACCACCACGGGCAGACCACAGGCAAGACGCTGCGGCGGACGGTCTCGGATGTGCACAACCGCGAGAACCACGTCTTCGCCACCGCGAACCCCAAGGAGCATGCCGCGTACCGCGAGGCGCGCCGCACGAGGATGCAGGAGGTCCAGGAGCGCCACGCCGACACGAAGCAGTACAGCGGCATGGGTGGCGAGGGGGCCCTGCTCGCCAAGGAGACCAAGAGCCGGGAGGAGGACCGCGCGAGGGCTACCGCGCAGGGTGGCATGTTCGGTGGTGGCGGCATGTTTGGTGGGCCCCCGAAGCCGTCCGGAGAGGTGAAGATGGAGCCCAGATCCGCGGAGGAGATCGCGACACCATCGCTCGGGCAGCGGGTGTCGCTTGGGCGTCGCGCGGAGGGCCAGATCGAGTCTCTCATGGGTCACGTCGGGCAACAGTTCGACCCCCGGCAGGGCGGTGTGGACCTGGTGAAGGGCCTCAACATGGACGGACACCGCGCCGACCAGCAACGCGCCGCGAAGATGCTCGACGCGAACGGCGGTCGAATGCAGCTCACCGGCGGCACCGGCTTCGGCAAGTCGCTGACGACGATCGGGATGTTCACGGGCCAGCACGGGAAAGGCGCGACGAAACACGGGCTGTTCCTGGTGCCGACCTCGGTTCAGCGCCAGTTCGGCAACGAGATGTTGCGGTACACGGAGCCCGGAAAACACTCGTGGAAGACCAGCGAGGGGAAAGGCCACGCTGACCGGATGGGGATCCTGAAGGGCGACACGCACATGCGCGTCTTCACGCACGCCGCGTTCCGCGACACCGCGCTGCGCATGATGGCGGACCACGCGAACGTGTCGCACGACGAGATGCGAAAGAAGCTGCGGAGCTCCACGGTCCAGGAGAGGGCGGGCTGGTACCGCGACGCGCGGGAGGCGCATGGCGTGCCGGCTCACTTCACGTACAACGACGAGGCACACATGACGGTGCAGCGCGAGGGCGCGAAGCCCAGCATGCTGTCTCTTGTCATGACCGCGGCAAGCCACCCCTCCAACACGACCCATTACGTTCGGGGCTCCGCCACACCGGTCAAGAATGACCCGTCGGAGGCGTGGAGCACGGCCGCCGACCTGGCGCCCGACAGGTACGGGGGTCGTCGTGACTTCATGTCGTCATTCGGCGGCAGCGGGCACAACCCTGACGCGCTGCGCCGGGAGTTGTCGCACCTCACGTTCACCTCGAGGATCGACCCCGAGGGCGTGGAACGCCACGATTCGGCCAACCCAAAGATCGAGGACGGCAAGAAGGTCGCGTCGGGCGGCCCCTTGGAGCTCCATCCGGAGCAGAAGAAGCTGGTGGATCGTGTCGATGCCCTCTACGAGCGCGTGCGGAAGGGCAAGAGCGTCGGAAAGGTGGATGTGGAGGCGGTCAAGGAGCTGAGCCCGAAGGGTTTCGACACCACGCCAGAGGCCGACCACGAAGAGCTGGCGAAAGGGAAGGCCAAGGCGGTGGGGACCATGCGCGAGATGGCCATGCGGCGAGCCATCAACCAGGCGCCGGAGGAGATCAACCACAAGCTGAAGACCATGGCTGACGTGATCGCGCACGACGTGAAGAACGGCGAGTACCTCGATCGCGGTGGCTCGAAGCAGAAGGGGAAGCCCACGATCGTGTTCACCGACTCGCTCGCCGAGCTGCGGATGATCCACGACTCGCTCTCGAAGCGCGGGGTTCGATCCGCGACCTACCACGGCGGCATGAACGTCAAGGCCAGAGACAAGGTGATGCGGGGCTTTCAGCCGGAGGGGGGCGGCGATCCATCGCATGACGTGATCGTCGCGACCCGCGCCATGGAGGCCGGCGTGAACGCGCAACGCGCGAAGGCTGTGCACCACTACGATCTCCCGATGACGCAAAAGGCGCACGCCCAGCGCAGCGGGCGGGCCTTCCGCCAGGGGCAGCATGGGGACGTGGACATCCACAACTGGCACACCGATACCGATTTCGACCGTCGCGCGCTCCGAAGGCTCCGTCGAAAGAAGACGCTGGCCGAGGCGCACGAGACTCCGGTGTCACTGGAGGAGCACGGGATCGCCGGCCACTACGCCGCGGCGCAGCGGGAGCGCACGGGGCACAGGGAACTCCCGCCAGAGATGGCGTACGCGGCGAAGTAGGCTAGGACCTGATGCACGGAGGCGGAACGATGGGGACGAGCGAAAAGGGCATGACAGGCGGCGGGATCCTCCAACCTGACGGCACCGTGAAGAGCCTTGGTTCTTCTCGCGTCCTGATGCAGTGGCCGGGCGGCACAGAGGAGTGGATCGACGCCACGAAGATCGACCGCTCCCTTCATCACGGCGCCATATTCGTGGAGCGTGACGACACGACTCGACCGTCGCATGTACGGGTGCGGCGTGCTGGGCGACGCCACGACCAGTCTGTGCGCTGGGGTAGCTCGAAGCACAAGCGTGCGGCCCAAGCCTTCCAGCTGCTTCGGGCCGCGGCGGAGGAGCCCAACCCCGCTCGTGCCGAGGAGATGCGGGATCGCGCCGAGACGTGCGGCTACGAGCTCGTGCTTTGAGCCGGGACAAGCTGGTGGCTGCGGCCGCGAAGATCGAGCACCAGCGCCGCGAGGTGAAGGCGGCGCGTGCTCAGCTGGCGAAGCGTGCCACGAGGCAGCTCGACAGCATGCCGGACACCATCCACACGGTAGAGCAGCATGTAGCTGTGGATCATGGCGGCGGCCCCTTCGCTGCTCGCCGCTTGCGAGTCCTTCACGATGAGCGTGGGCGCCTGGACCGCTTCGTGGCGAGCAGCAATGGGGACGACTGAGCCATCCGAGCTGAGGGCCCGCTGCCAGTGCGGCGAGGACCTGTGGGCCCATCGAGGTGGGGAGTGGACGCTACGGGCTCGGATCTTGCGTCTCGTCGGCGGGCAGTTCGTGGCCCGGTGCCCGAGGTGTCGAAGCGCTGTTCGGGTCCCTTGGCTGGCCGTCCAGGAGGCCGAGGAGGCTAGCGACGAGGAGGGGGGACGGAAGCGGCGCCGCGCAGTGGTTCGCCGCCGTCGCGTTGACGGATCACCGCCGGATCGGTAGGGTAGGAGCGTACGACATCGCCACGGCCCACGGTCCAGCGCGGCCCGCTCCTTCTTTTGGGAGTCGGCCGCGCTTTCCTTTTGTGGGGCATATGGTCATACCTGACGCCACTATCGAGCACTTCACGATCTTCGGTAGCGTGCTGCCCTTGCGGTCGCTCGCGAAGTCCGTGGGCGCGAGGAGTCGCCACACCCGCCCGATGGGTGGGTGGCTGATGACGTACGGCAAGATTGGCCCCCAGGGTGGGGTGGTGCCGACAATCGATCGCGACGGCCATCGTGCCGATGTGGCGTCACAGCTCGGCCTGATCGATTGGTCGAAGTACGAGAAGGGCGGAGTCTGGAACGACACCCACAACGAATCTGTGGCTGTGGGTCTTCCGGTGGCTGGTGGCCTCGAGTTCCATGATGCCACCACGAAGTTGGCGAAGGCTCACGGGAAGGTCGGCTTCTGGACCGCGGGTCGACTCTTCGACCGCGACAGCCCGGCGAGTTGGGATGGTCTCACCAACGCGAAGGGTTCGGCCCGGCGCCCAACCGAACACGAGTTCGCACGAGCTGACCATTTTTGGAGCCTCGCCCACCTGCTGAAGGGCACACCTCGGGGGCTCGGTCTGTCAGCTCACGGTCTGATGGCGCTCAGCCCATGCGGGAAACGCATCATCTTTGCGCAGGTGTCGGCGGCTGCGGTCTGCGAGCTCCCGAAGAACCCGGACGCGACGCTGGACGTGATGGAGAAGGGCACCTCGCCGCTGGAGATCCTCACCAAGTCGCAGCGCCGTCGCATGGTGGGCGTCCCCGAGTGCGGACGCTGCACGTGCCCACCTGGTGCATGCGAGGGGATTCGTCTCGCCAAGGCGGACGCGTCCGGTGCGAGCCAGTACGGCACAGCCGCTGCCACAGGCGCGCACGTGCCGGAGGACCTGGAGGGCCAGGACCAGGACCCGCAGAACACGAGTTCGACCCGGGTGAAGGAAGTCGTCGGTCGCATCATGAAGAAATATGGTGTGACCGAAGCTATCGCGAAACAGTGGCTGCGTCAGCTCATGGCGAGCCGGAAGAACAAGGAGGCAGATCATGCCCAATGAACTGGAAGAGCTGGCAGACGCCGCCGCACTCGCTGGTGGCGAGTCGGCAATCACGTCGATGCTGAAGGGCATGGCTGACGGCATCTCGGATCTCGTACGTCTCGCGAAGGGCGGCCCCGAAGACCTGGAAGAGGGCGAGGAGGGCGAAGGCGAGGACACCGAGGAGGAAGGCGAGGAGGGAGATCCCGGCTATGCCGACCTGGAGACGCTCGGGAAGGGCGACGAGTACATCGACGTGTCCGAGTTCATCGAGCAGGTCGGTGGTGACGTGACCGAGCTCCGCAAGGCCGTCGCGGCTCAGGACGCGAAGATCGCGCAGCTGACCACGCTCACCATCCGCCAGTCGGCGGCGCTGGCCAAGGTGCTGGGCCCCCTGACCAAGGGTGTGGCTGGCATCGACACCTTCCTGCGCGAGAGCACAGGTGGTGTGTCGAGCGTCGCGCAGGCCAACCTGGCGGGCGTCCGCAAGCTCCGGAAGAGCGTGGGCAAGGGTCGGGGTGTGGGCGGTGACTTCCACGGCCTGACCATGATCCAGCTCGCCAAGGCGAGCGGCGAGGGTGTGATCGGCTCCAACCAGTTGGCCAGGTGGAAGGCGACCGGCACCTTCTCGGATGACGAGGCGGAGAACACCAAGATCCTGACGGCCGTCCAGGCTGCGGCCGCCTAGCCCGCTCTGCTCTCTCTACCGGGTCAAGGCCCACACGAAACCTCGCCCTACGCATGTCGGGGGCAACCAGGAGAACGAAATGCTCACGGCAAAACAGCAGGGCCTGATGCTGAACGCCCTCGAAAAGGCGGTCCATTCGGGGAACATCGCAGCGGTGGTCCCTGAGGACCTTGAGATCGAGGCGCACAACCTCCTGTGGCGGGAAACCGACGCAGAGGAGCTGGCGATTCTGAAGTATCTCCCGAGCGTTCCGGCCAAGTCGGTCGCTCATGAGTACACGAACATGACCGGATACGGTGTGTCCAAGGGCACCGGCCACTTCGGGGAACGGGCCCTGCCTGGCGAGACCAACTTCTCCAGCCAGCGCTTTGTGGTCAACATCCGGCTCATGGGCGAGGTCGGTCCCACCTTCCTGCTCGCGGGCCTGGAAGAGACCCAGAAGTGGGAGGGCATGACGGGTGCCCAGAACTTCGAACGCGTCGCGCTCCGTCGCAACGTGCTGCAGAAGAAGGCTCGGAACGTCTACTTCATGGACACCACGACCACGCGACTCGGCAATGCGTCGCTGAAGGCCCGTGGTCTGCTGCAGCAGATCCGAGAAGGCACCGATGGCACCGTGCTGACGAGCCCCCTGGGTGCGTCGCACGTCATCGACATGTTGGGGCTGCCCCTGACCCCCGACACCGTGCGCGACCGCGTGTCGCGGGGAATCCAGGTCTACGGGCGCTTCACGTGTCTGTTCATGGATCCCCTCACCCGTGGAGATTTTGAGAAGTCAATGGACGGTGCCAACCGCCTGAACTTCCCGCTCGGTGCTCGTCCGTACCACCTGGGCTCGAACATCGCCGGTCTGCAGACCCAGGGTGGCGTGACCCGGTTCGTGACCGACAACACCCTCAGCGCCATGTACTCGCATCCGCAGTACACCGCGGCCCAGGAGGAGGGAGCCCCGACCACGCTGCCCACCGTCACGGGTGTGGTGATTGGTGCACCTGGTGGTGGTCGTGTGTCCATCTGGGACGCCGCCAGCGCTGGCACCGTGTACTACGTGCTCACTGAGGTCGTGAACGAGAAGGAGGGTCTCGGCGTACGCTCGCCCGCCACTCCGGCGACCTACCACACCGTCGCGGCGGGCCAGGAGGTCGCGATCACCGTGACCCCCGGCACCTCCATCGCGGACAGCTTCCGCCTGTACCGGGGCGTTTCCACGGATGACGGCGGGCTCACCAGCGCGTGGTTCATCCAGGAGGCGGCCAACAGCGGCGGCGGCGGTGCGGTCGTGATCTACGACCTCAACGCGCAGCGTCCCAACACGGGGTGGGCGTTCGGCCTGAACCTGCACAGCCGTGCGAGCAAGGCGCTTCTGGCGCCGAACCCGACGGCCTACTTCGACTCCGTGGCACAGTCCGCGTCGTTCCTCACACAGAACGACATGCCGAATAGGAATACCTGTGCGGTGGCCCATCTGGGCCCGCAGATGGGTGAGATGCAGCTGGCGCCTGTCCTGGCGACCCTTGATCGTCCGCTGCTCTACAGTGCGTACGCTGCAGAGTGCCGGAACCCGTGGCAACAGGTCGCGTTCCGGAACATCGGCCGGCTCTAGTCTGGAGAGGTGAAACGTGGTGCGAATCCGAATCGTGAAGCCAACGCCTCAACCCCGGCTGGGTATCTACCTGGCCGGGGCGCTGGTGTGGTTCGAGCGGGAGTGGTGTGCAGCGGAAGGCCGTTATGTGCACTTCGCTGCTCTCGACGATACCACGGAGACGGGGACCGCGATCCTAGCGGCCACCCGTCACAACCCCGCGTTCTTCGTGGAGAAGGCTTCGGCCGATGTCATGAAGACGACGGTGGTGGTGTCGACCCCGCACCCGGTTGCTCCAACCGACGACGGGGGGCGATCTGCGGTCGTCCTTCAAGCGTTGTCGAACGGGTGGCGCGAGGAGGATCTGAAGGGTGCCGGAACGAACGGCGATCCGGGCCCAGGTGGCGGCTTCAGTGCCACGACCACCCTCACGGCTGCGCAGCTCTCGCTGGTTGTGCCTCCCCCTGGGTGGGCGGAACTCGCCAGCACGCGATGGCCCTGGGAGATTGCTGGATGGAGTCCGGCCGCGCTTCAGGGTTGGCGGCACCCGGATGTCGCCCCGAAGATCAAGGACGAGGTTCCGCCAGAGCCGGGGGAGCCACTACCGGCGGCGCCGCCCCCCTCGAGCTCCGAGACGGCGGCGGAGCCCGAGCCCGAGCCCGAACCCGAACCTGGCCCCCCCGAGCCGCTGTTCGACGGGCGCCCGCTGAGTCACTGGCTGGCGGAGTACGGTACACCGGAGGAGTGCGACGCCGCCGTCGTTATTCTCCAGGAGCTGCGCGACGCGAAGTCTGGCACGAACCCGTCCTTTGGGCAGGCTCGGTATCACTTGAAGAAGCACAAGCTGCCCAGTATCGGCAAGTACGAGTATGCGGCGCTCGCGACCCGGCTACGCTAGGTAGTCGCGGCGGGCGGCGCCCACAAACCAGAGGACATCATGGCAGAGATCACCAATACGAGCATTGTGGGCGCGTTCAACGTCCGAGCAGGCGTGGACGCTGACGACAACAGCAGCTACGGGCGGCTTCGCCGGTCCGAGGCGACGCTGGAGTACGCGCCGCATGCGCACATGCATGCATTCCCCGCGTCCTTCATGGCGCTTCAGTTCGGGATCTTCACGTCCCCGAACAACAACACGCTGCGTTCTGTTGGCGTGAAGACTCCATTCCCGGTGCAGATCTTCGCCGCCGATGTGGCGTGCGAGACGTGTGCGGCTGCAACAGGCACCGTAGACATCTGGGTCGACACCCCGACCGCTGCAGCGGCGTCCATCCTGGATGCTGCCGAGAGCGTGAAGGCTGGCTTGACCGTTCCTGTGCGCGTTGCGCCGGAAGTCGGGTCTGATGAGGTGCCCTACAACTCCGAGGTCTACATCAAGGGGACCACTGGCGTCGGCGCGATGGTCGGCCCGCAGGCTACCCTTTGGTGCCAACGCCTCTGATCTGAACCGCTCGGGCCGCGGGAGCAGCCACGCGGCCCGACTTTAGGAGGCCGCGTGTCTCAGCCCTCGTACCAGAGCATGGGATTGAGCGTTCCCGTGATCGACTTGATCGATCCGGAGCGGTGGCGGAAGAACTACGCGTGGGGCCTCCTCCGTGGGCAACGGCTGACGGGTGCCATCCCCGCGGGCTTCACGGCATCGCAGGTTGCCAGTGGCGCCGCGGCGGGAGCACAGGAGGCGCTGGACCAGCTGCCGAACGACGTGATCGGCTACCACCTACGGGTCGCGCTCTCGATGCTCCAGATGAAGCTCGGCGTGCCCATGGCCACGACCAGGTGGAAGGCCGACCCGGTGGACCCTGGGCTCGTCCTGGGGCAGCACTACGATGCCGTCGCGCCAAGGCTCCCCTACACGCTCGGCGAAAACGAACAGTGGTATCGGATCGATCTTCCGACGGGCACGCTCAGCATCCAGCGGGTGCGGGCGTACTTCTACGAGCAGCTTGTTTGGGAGATCGACGGCGACGATCCGAGCATGCTGCAGCTCCAGTGGGGGCGACAGGGGATCTCCCACATCATCCCGGTGCAGCTCCAGTCGCTTGCGATTGAGGCGTCGAGCGGGAACTACGGGATCTGGTGGACGCTACGGCACCACAGGTCGCCGGTGCCCCGCTTCTGGGCCGTCGACTACACGACGGGCCCGACCACGCAGGAGGGGCGTCCTGGCGAGGTGGAGCTGGTGCTTGGGCACTGGGTGTCGATGGTCGCGGCCATGGCCATCTTCGGGATGGATTCAGCACTGAACACATTTGGCGTCCAGTCTACCAGCGTGAGCTTCGACGGCCTGTCACGCTCGATCAGCCTGCCCCCGAACATCTATCAGTCGCTCCTGGACCAATTCAAGGCCCTGATGGAGCTGATCGACTGGGAGGCGTTGCGCTCCTCGAAGCGAGGGATCCGTCTCAAGATGTACAGCTATTGAACGGTTTCGACCAGCTCCGCCGGCTCTCACAGCTTGGGCCGGCGCTGCACTTCGACCCGGTGGAGCTGAACGAGCAGATCGAGACCCATGGGATCGGCGCCGAGCTCCGGAGGGCGATGTTGTGCCCGTGCCGACCCAACGGGCGCGCTGAGGCTCGCGTCGGCTGCACGACGTGCAAGGGCATCGGGTACTTCTATCCCGAGCAGATGCGGGAGCCGACCATGGTGCTCGTCAGCTCGCGGCGGGCAAAGCAGACCGAGACCATGGCGGGGCGTCACTGGGCTGGTACGGCACAGTGCACCTTCCCCACCGGGATCGTCCCGACGCGTGGTGACATGCTCCTGCCCGAGAAGGAGATACACGTGGTGCTGCAGGTGTTCCGGCGCGAGAAGGAGGAGATCAACCCATCCGACCTGCGAGAGCAGCCGTACACGGCGAACCGCCGGGTGGTCGACAAGCCCGCAGCGGGCGGCGTGCCGAGCGGCCTGGAATACCTCCTGTACTCCGACATCACGGAGATCGAGGCCGTCGTCTTCCAGGAGGCGCAAGGTCGAACCAGCCGGTCTCTCGTGGCTGACCCGTCCACCTACTACCTGGAGGACCGCCGGATCAACTGGAAGGATGGGTTCGGGCCCGAGCACGGTCGCGGCTACGCGGTGAGGTACCGTGCGCCCGCCGCGTACATGCTCGGTGATGCCGCGCCTGTGGTCCGCGTCGAGCACAGCACAGCGATGCCGTACCAGACCACGGCGGAGCGACTGGACCGCTGGGGCGACCCGGACGTGCGGACATGAGCATCCCCCGCAACCCATCCCCGATGTCGCCGGTCTTCGTGCAGCTCCACGTCGACCTGGAGGGCTCGCTACCATCCCTGGAGCTGGACCACATCGGGAGTGCGCTCAGGCGTGCGGCCCTGGCTGCAGGTCTCTTCATCCAGACGGCTTGGGTCGAGACGGCCGTAGCGCTCGGGTTTGAGTCTGGTGGCGGGTACGTCTCCGGCCTCCAGTCCGAGGGGCGCGTGGAGATCGTGAGCGAGCGAGCAGACGACGCCGACAGCGGCGCCCTCTACGAGGTGGTGGTCGCGGTCACGAACACGGCCAAACATGCCGCCATCGTCGAGGACGGGCACGTCGCGTTCCACCTGCCATCACACATCAACTGGGGCAAACCTGGCGGGAGCATCAAGCGCACGAAGAAGGGTCGGCCATACCTGAACATCCCGTTCGGCCACTCGGTCTACCAGACCGGCAAGCAACGGGAGGATGGCGGTACCACCATCGCGACCCACAAACGCATGATGCCCCGTTCCGTGTCTCGCCGCGCTGCTCGCCAGTCGCGACGACTACGAGAAAACGCGGGACGCCAGCACGACGGTGCGGGCAAGTTCATCGCGGCGGATCGCTACCACTGGTCCGGCAAGGGGAAGCCACGCATGCGGCGTGGTGAGGTCGCCCCTGGTGTGGTGGCTGGCATGGGTTCCGAGGCGACGCACGTGGAGCGGCGCAGCGCGCGCTTCGTTGGTCGTGGCGCGGATGGGAAGCTCTTCAACCCGGCGTGGAAGTCCTCGAAGTTTGAGGGGCTCATGAAGACGGGAGCGCCTCGACACACGGAGTACATGACGATCCGCACCATCACGCCTGACAGTGTGGGCTGGAACATCCCGGCGCAGTCGGGATACGGCATTGCACGGCGTGTCGCGCGCGAACTACCTCGCGACGAGGACCTTCGGGCGCTGGTGGTTGAGGCCGTGATGGGAACCCTCTCGTGACCGTGAACCTACCAAGAGGCGCCGCTGGCCTCCACGTCCCCGAGTTCGCCGTGCGGGCCGCGCTGAAGCGTGGGTTCCTGGAGCTCGAGCAGGACGAGGAGCAGCAGCGGCAGCTCGCGACGCGGGTGATGGAGCTGTACGGCGTCGGGGAAGACGACGAGTGGCTCACCGATGCGCTGGACCAGTTCGGGCGGTGGTTCGACCCCACGACACCGGAGCACGTGAAGATCGATATCGGGTACCCGTGGGATGCCGCGGTGCTCCCGTACGTCTCGATCATGAACGCGCAGGGCGTGGAAGACGCCGGTTCCGCCGTGATGGGGGACGTGCAGACCAAACAGGGTGAGTTCGTCTATGAGGGCGGCGTGCGTCGGGTCCACCAGCACACCGTGCAGGGCAACGAGTGGACAACACGGATTCAGATCGGCTCGTGGACTCGCGCCCCGGTCTCGTCCATCCTGCTTCATTCCATGATCACTCAGATAGTCTTCGGCTCGAAGGGCCAGCTGGCCCCCGCGGGCATCCTGGAGATGTCTCTTGCAGACGGTGGCGTCACGCCCGATCGTCAGCTCTACCCCGACACCGGCTATGTGCCGATCCTGACTGCCACGCTAAGATGGACTCGATATGCCACCACGCGACGTGATGTCCCCCACTTCTACACGCTCGAAACGCCGATCGTCGGGATCTGACACCACCAGGTCGCAGTACTTCGCTGCGCTGCCTGATGATGCGGAGCACCGAGCCGCGAGCCGTGAGCTTCTGAGCTTGGAAGGCTTCATCGGTGAGCAGAAGCTGCCGGCGTCGAAGTGGGCGGCCCTGGCCAAAGTGGCGGTGAGGTGGTCGGCTGCAGACCGCCGTCGTCTTCGTGATCCCGAGGCGTTCATGGCGCTCGTCGCCGAGCTGGAGGCGTAACATGCCCTTTGTCCAAGACTCTGACGGAAAGACCCACTACATCCCCGGCGTCTACCAGACGACCCGCGTGAGCAGGGATGGGCCTGGTCCCCTCCCTGACTTCCTGATCCCCGTGATCTTGTCCTCCGCGGTCAAGGGGACGCCTTACAACGTGGATTCTCTCCTGGAGGCCAACGAGAGCCCGATCAGCCCCTTCGTGTACCGCGGCACGAGCTCGGCAGCGGCGGACTACTACGGGCCCGATTCGGACATGGCCACCGCGACCAAGCACTCATGGCGTCACGGGCTGCCCAATGCGTATTGCGTGAGCATGTCCGCACTCACCCGGGGCTCGGTGATTGTCACCTCCGGCGGCGGCGGTGTGAATGAATACAAGCTGTACCCGAAGCTGTTTGGAGCACCGGGCAACCTGATCAAGGTCAAGGTCACGGGCGGTACCACCATCGAGGTGACGCCGCTCAAGTACCATTCTCTGCTGACAGCGAACGCGGGGGCGACGGACAAGCGGCTCTATGTCCGTGATGTGAGTTGGGTCCGGGACGGCATGACGCTCTCGTTCGCGGACAACAATACGGCGGTCTTCACGAAGGTGGTGGCGGCCCATGGTACCGACCTCGATGCCGTGGGGCAGGTGCGGTCGTGGATTGACCTCACCACCACAATCGGCTCCGTGCTCACCACCGCACTCTACGGCTGCGCCCTCGAATACGACGATGCTCGCAAGGAGACATCGGTTGCGCTCGCTGATGCGCAGTCGCAAATCGACTGGTTCAACAGCAGCGCCAGCACGCACCTGAAGGCGACCGCCGCGGCGACCTTCACGAACCCCGCCACGGTGGATGCCCTGGTGGCCTCGACGCCGCTGATAGAGATCGCGGCCTGGGGCGCGGTGGTGAAGGGGATCAGCCCTGCACCGATTGCGGCCGACTACACGGCCATCGTGACGCTACTGGATGCCAGCGCATACGATGCGTTCGGGCTCAAGTACCAAGTGCTGCCCTACGCGTTCTTGTGCACGGACGAAAGCTCCACAGTCCACGGGACGCTGCGCGACTGGAGCATCGCGAAGCGCGGAGAGGGCAACCCGGTCTACTTCTTCGCCGGGGCGGGGTGGGGCGACGTGGTGGTCGGTGCTGGCAACGACACCGCACCAGAGTTCAGGGCTGCGGCTCTGAACTGCCAGAACTTCGTGCTTTGTGCCGGCGGGTACGACAAGCTGGGCGCGAACCTCTCTTTCGCTCCCGCTGTGTTCGGTCGCGCGGTTGGCGGTGGCGTCGGTCACAACCTCACGAACGACGGGTTCCTGTACTCGGATCTTGAGGTCATCTGGGACGAACGCAACAGCGGCGACCTGACGACCCTGCACAAGTTTGGCGTCTGCACCTACCGTCTCTCGATCTCGGCGGACGGAATCCGCTACAAGATCTCGCAGGGCTTGAACACGCTCCAGGCGAACTCGGTGGCGTGGAACACGGTCACACGAGACACGCCGTTCACGATGCAACGTATCTTGGCTGACTTCGTGGAGCGCACCTTCCAGGGCGACCTCGATGCCCTGCAGATTGGCGCCTCACAGGTGACGCCGACATCGGTGGCCGCGGTCTTGAGGGCGAGGGTGAAGAAGAGCCTGGAGCCGCGCGGGTACATCGTGAAGGGGTCATGGAAGATCGACTCCACCGTCCTCAACGCGGGCGCTACTGGGTACGATGTGGCGCAGCGCTACAGGTTCCCGACAACGGCAGACTACATCACTGTCGAAAACACCATTCTCGCCTGATCGGAGCTACCTATGGCATACGCGACTCTAGAGGCTTCGCCCGGCTACACCAGCAAGCACGCAGGTGCAGAGCTTGAGGTGGTGCTCATCGACGAGAACGATCCAGGCAACGAGGTGAGCGGGGCCGTCACGGGCGCCAACGTCTCGTACGACCTCGAGGCCGTGCCGATCGAAGAGGCGGGGAACGAAATCGTGTCCTCCATCGTGCAGGGTCGCGGCAACGTCTCGGTGAACCTGAACGCCTTCTGGACACCGGAATGGGGGGACAAGCTGCCGGACCTGACGAACTTCTTGGGGAAGTCGTACACCGTGGTGTGCCAGATTGGGCCGAACTGGCCGAACGCTGGCGAGGTCATGGATGTTGTCACGGGCTGCGTGCTGCAGCGCCTCAACAAGGCGCACGGCGCGCGTGGTGCCCGAACCATGGACATGTCGTTCATGGGTACTGAGGGCATCAACGGCAAGAACTGGTCGCTGCAGGCTGGCGGGTAGCAAGAAACTAACGAGGAGGGACGAGGATGATCCAAGACGTGACGTTCACGGTTCGGCTTTCGCCGAACCGGAAGCGGTGGCTGGCTCCAGATGGCAACACGACCACGGAGGAGGCCGAGGCCGCGAGGTTCACGCTTCGGGCCTCGCTGACCCGACGCGACGAGATCGTCGTCACGCGGCGGTGTCACGACCTCGCGGGTGGGCTCGCGGCGTGGTGCGACATCGAGACCGCGATCATGCAGCAGCGCCGGAAGCTCCGGACCAAATACGAGGAAGAGGGGGAGATCAAGCCCCCTCACGAGGGCGCGGACGAGGCGGTGGTCACGGCCTACGAAGTAGCCCTCGGCAAAGCATCCATCGCAGACGAGAGCAGCGAAGCGGCGCAGTGCAGGTCGCTCGAAGAGCTCCTCAGCGGGATCAACTTCATTGCGCGCTGGCCCCTTCGGGTGGTCGATGTCCCGAAGGGTTGGGAGGACCTGGCCGAGCGTTCTGTCCCAGATCCGGTGTTCTGGGCCATTCAGGGCGCGATGTTCGAGGCCATGGTGGAGGTGGTCACGGGAAAAACGCAGCCCTCCGAGCCCTGAATCGCTCGGGGGGCGTAGAGCCACCAGCCAGCAACGCACACCCCGCTGTGATCAGCGCCTGGCGGTCGTCCATGGAACCACGAACGATGTGGCGCATGATCTACAACTTCGCGCCGACGGACCCCAGGTATCTGGACGCTACCGACGAGATGATCATCGCGGACCTGCTAGAGCGGGCCAGCTACCAGGCGCAGGTCCGGGGCTCCGCACACCCCGATCCTGTCTCGGTCCATGATGCCGACGCGCTGGAAAGCTACCAGGCCAGGAAGCAGGCGGCGCTGGAGCAGCCGATTGTGAAGGCGGCGCTGGAGCGCGCACAGGGTAGAAAGAGGGAGGACATTCCACCCAGAACCATCTCCCTTAGTATGCGGGGCTTCCCATGAGCGACCAGGAAAGCACCCTAAAGCTGCGGCTGCAGGCGGATGTGGCCGCTGGGCGCGAGTACATCCAGATCCTGCGCGACGTGGCTTCTGCCATGCGTGACGTGCAGACGGCCCAAGGCGGGAGCAGCGGGGGCGCGCAGACGGGCGCCCCACCACCGACACCGGCGCCACCCCCTCCGGCTGGTGGAGCTGGGGGGCCAGGTGCATCACACGTGCCTCCTGCACCGAGCCCGGTGCCTGGGGCGGCGGCTATCCCGTCGGCGCCTGGTCGAGGGGTGAGCGGCGCTAACGCTGAGCGCCGCCTGCGTGTGGCGGAGCAGGCCGAGGCGCGTCGACAGGCCATGCACCAGCTGAGCATGCGCGAGGCGCAGCTGCGCATCCAGCGCATGGAGTCCGCCCCTTCTCGGGGTGGGGGTGGCGGCACAATGGGCCGCATGGCTGGGCGAGCTCGCGGCTTCGCCTCCAACACGGCATCCACAGCCGTGGGTATGGCCCTGGGGAGCTCCATCGAGGGCTTCTTCCTGACCTCCGCACAAAAGTACATGGAGGTCGACACCATCCTGACCAAGCTGCGGCGGACGCTTCGTGGCGCTGGCGATGACGCGAACTATTTTCTGGGCGAGTTCGGGCAGACCGCGAGCGAGTCGGCCGGCATCGCGGGCGCCCTCGGTGCCCAGGTGAACAAGGTCGCTCGCCGCGACCTGCGCGAATACACCGGCTTCGCGAAGACGTTCGGCCTCGACCCCACGGGGGCCGCTGGCCAGCTCGGCGGTATCCAGCAGCTGACTCGTGGTGGTGGGGCGCTGTCTACTGACACGCTTGCGCAGGTCTTCGGTGAGGCCATCTCTCAGGGCATGGAGCGCGGGCGGTTCGGCGAACACATGGGGGTGCTTGCGGGTCGGGCAGACAAGATGTTCGACGCCACGGGACGGATGGACCCTCTTCAGGCGCTCGACGTGATGGGGATCGGGCGCGCCGTGTTTGGTGCCGACGACGAGCGGGGCAAGGGGCGCCGCGGCGACAAGTTCACGGATCAGGTGCACGGCATGCTCACCCAGGGTGGGCCCATGGAGTACTACCTGATGCAGCAGATGGGGTACGGCACCAAGAGCAACAAGATGTCCTATATGGATGTCCGGGAGCGCCTCGAGGCCGGGGTGAACGATCCCCGAAACCTACAGATGCTGTTCAAGGGGTTTCAGGCGCAAGGGTTGGGCGAGAACATGCAGTTCGCCGCCCTGGAGAAGAGCGGGATCCCCGCGCACGCTTTGGCGGCGATGGTCAAGAAATTCAACACCCCGGAAGGGATGGCGGAGCTTGACGAGATCGCTGGCCAGTTTGGCGGCGTCAGCATGGACGAAACGGCCATCAAGCGCCGGCAACGCTTCATGCAGTCCATCGGGCTGCGTGGCTCCGCTGCCGAGGGGTTCCTTTCCGAGGAACAGATGGCGTACGGCCTGGAAGGCGAGTTCAAGGTGGGCCAGTTCGCAGCGGAGGGTAGGAAGCACATCGGGCGTGGCGAGATCAACAAGGTCAAGACCGAGCAGATGCAGCTTGCGGTGGGCGGGGTGACATCACAGGTCATCGTCGACCTGCAGGGGACGCTGATGAACCTGGCTGGAGCCACGAGCAACCTGGCCGACATCGACATTGGCGCCTTCTTCACCGAGGCCAGCGGGTTCATGCGCGACGCGAGTGGGTGGATGAAACAGATGTCCGAGTCGCCTGAAATGGCGGGGGCGACGAAGAGGGGGGCGCGAGCTGTCGCTGACCTGTATCGCAGCCCGTTTGACAGTGGGGCTCAGGCGCGAACGCAGGCACGCCTAGACCAACTGGGTATGGGGAACAAGACGAGCACCACCTACACGCGCGAGGCGGGTGTAACGACAGACTCTCGTGGTGAGCCTGTCGAGGGCGTGGACTTCGGGGGCGGCCCGTGACCATCCAGGCACCGCGGCCGATCTGCTACGTGTTCCCGACGGGCGACCCTTTGGACCGCGTGAACGTGTCCACCGACATTGTGGCCTTCAGTGCATCACGCTCGGTCGACGGACCCGGGGGCGACTTCTGGGTGGAGATCCTTCCGCGGACCGCTGTGGACACGCAGACACCGGCGGACCTGCGCACCGTCGCACAGCTGTACCGTGCTCTTGAGCCCAACGATGTGATCACGCTGGGGGTCGACGAGGAGGGCGGGATCACGATGGGCCTGATCAAGCGGATCAGGCGGGTGTCCAACTACAGCGGGGGCCAGCAGCTCACCAGCCTGCGCCTGGAATGCAAGGACGTAGGCCAGACCCTGGCCCAGGATGCCGTGGCACACGCCTACGTGGCTGGTGAGGACGACCCAGACGGGAGCAAGTTCAAGCTGTCGATCGAGGCCGCGCTGGGCGAGAACAACCCGCTGGTGACCTGGTATGTCGCCGCCGTCAGCTCCAAGGATGACGACGTGGTGCCATTCAAGGCCCAGGGGGTTCAGGACGCGATCGACTGGGTGCTTCAGTACGCGCCGAGCATGCAAATCGAGCTCCTCCAGTCCGTCCTTGGCGGGGACGGCCGACCGGCCTCGTACATCGACACCTCCAAGTCTGTGACGACGTGGAACGACGGCCGCGTGTACAGCGATTCGCTGGGGATGTACCAGGGCACGATCTGGGGCTTTCTGATGAGCGTGATCGACCCGGACTTCTACGAAGCCTGGATCGACTTCTTGCCGTCCGACTCCGGCGTGCCGGACATGCACCTGATCGTGCGCCCCAAGCCGTTCGATTCCAAGGTCCTGGAACGTGCTCCCGTGGACGAAGAGACGGGCACCTCTCGGGAGGAGCTCCGGACGTTGATCGACGATCTCGAATACCACGAACTGCTTCGCGAGGATGTGCTGACCGAGAACCTCGGTCGTGGTGATGACACCGCGATGTCGTTCTATCTCGTGACGAGCTCGACGAGCCTGGTGGGTTCGGAGCTGGGGGAGCGCAAGGGCCTGTCGTTCCCGCTGATCGACACCTACGCCGCGAAGCGGTTCGGCGTCCGGAAGTACCATGCATCGCTCTCGCTCCTTGCTGGTGACCTCCAGACCGAGATCGATGGCGATGCCGACTTCAGCCAGATCCGAACCCAGGTGCACGAGTTCAGGAACCGGCTCTTCAACTGGCACTGGGCGCAACCATGGTTCGAGGAGGGCTCGGTGGTGGTGGCGGGGCGCGACCGCTACCGTCCCGGCGACCCCTTCCTCTTGCCCTGGATCATCCCAGCACGCGGCACCGAGATCGGCTTGCAGTTCTACTGTCCAGAGATCACCTGGGCCTGGCGGTTCGGTGAACCCTACACGTGCACACTCCGCCTGATTCGCGGGTACAACGAGAGCATGATCGACGAGGTGCTGACGGCGATCTCGGATGATGCTCCAAGCGAGAGCCCAGACCACTACGCGTCGGTATGAAGGAGGAACGAGGTGGACCCAACGATCCCGAGGCGCAAGCGCTCGACGGTGCGAGGCAACCCAGCCACCACGTGGGGTTGGTTCTACCGGACCGCAGACGGCACGGTGCGGTTGTCCTCTCACCTGGGGGCGACCTGGCCGATCAAGAACGTGTCGATCCGCACTGGTAGCTTCGGCCACGCCAACGAAGGGCTAGTGAAGCTGCCGCGGCCTCGCGAACTGTCGAAGGTCGGGGGCGAGATCCTCGTCCAGGGCGACAACGTGACGATCCAGTTCATCGACGGCGACTCGAAGCGCCCGCTGGTGGAGGGCGGGATCCGGAGGGTCGCGCCCCACGACTTCCTGCCCTACAACCACGAGGCCGATGGTGCGAGTCCGAACCGGCTGGCGGGTCGCATCGAGCCGCTCGACGAAGAGGGGAAGCCAAAGGGTCTGATCGAATGGGAGCTCTCCCACGACGACGACGCGAGTCTGCGGCTCATGGTGAAGTCGGGGGACGAGATCGGGCCCCGTACCTTCGTGGCAATTTCCGACTTCGACGATCCCACGGTGGAGTTCCGGACATCACGGGGCACGGTCCTGCGGATGTCGACGGAGACGATCTCGGTAGCCACCAGCAAGGGCGACGGGTTCCAACTCGATTCGGCGAGCGGGGATCTCTCCTGGTACCGGAAGACGGGCGAGCTGATTCAGATCCGAAAGGACATCATCCAGGCGATGGCGAAGGTCGTGGAGCTCGTCGGCTCGGGCGTCAGTTTCACCGATGGGTCTGGTCCTGCCACGGAGCCGTACCTCCTCACGTCGGGGTTCCTCACCGATCTAGCCGTTGAACTCGACGCATTGTGGGCGCTTGCTGGGGGAGCATCGCCCGGCTTCACCGTGAAGCTGGTGGTGCCACCGGCGGCGAACATCTACATGAGCAAGGTCATCAAGGGGATGTGAGATGGCGACCCGTTGCGCGCTTCCGCCGATTCCCATCCCGGCGCTACCCATCCCGACCATAATCCTGCCCGCGCTCCCCTCGCTGCCGGTGATCAGCTTCGTGATCCCGTGCCCCCTTGGTGAGGGGCAGTGCGCGCTTCCGCCGATTCCCATCCCGGCGCTACCCATCCCGACCATAATCCTGCCCGCGCTCCCCTCGCTGCCGGTGATCAGCTTCGTGATCCCGTGTCCGTTAGACTGACCCCAGCCAGGGAGCCGTAAATGCCAGCCGGCTCGAACGCGAACAACAACAACAACCTGTTTTTGTTCGAGGTCGTGATGATCACGACCGACCCGGACAGCGGAAGCCAGACCGTGCAGACGGTGGGCATTCACCCGCTCGTCATTGTGCCCGAGATGATCCGATACACCGACACGGGACGGAGCACGACGACACAGACGCTCGGAACGCTGCAGACCAAGGCACCGCGAGCGCTCCGTCGCTGTTCCATGCAGGGCTCATGGGGCGTGGATTCCGCGGGCCTGCTCTTCTACGTCGGCACCGGAGAGGTGCGCCACGAGCGGTTTTACAACGAAGTGGTCAGGCTACCAGACGCGATGTCGAAAGCCGATGTCAAGGCGGCCACCAACATCCTTACCGGCACGCCGCTACTTCCGCTGATCCTGGCGCCGTACGATGAGCTGAACAGCGTGTTCGCGGTGAACTTCTACGACTTCTGGCACGGCTTCGAGTTCGGCGCACAGATCGATTCCTACAGCTGGGAGCGAGGCCATCGTCGCGGGGGCGCGTCGGGTCTGATCCACTACACGCTGCAGTTCACCGAGGCAGGACCCATCATCGACGGCTCACCGCTCACGTCGGTGCTGAAGGGTGTCCTGAAGGCCGCAAGCGTGTGGGATGACGCCAACGAGGTGATCAAGAGCTACACGGCGGATGCGCTGGTCGGTAGCGTCTTGAACCTTGGCGATATCGCCATCGGTCAGCTCGAGGCCACCATCGCCGCCGTGGGTGCCCAGGTCGATGGTGTCCGGGCGCTGATGAGCGCAGGAACGGCCCCGGCCACGTCCTCCGCGGCCATGGGTGACTTCTTCCAGGGCGTCGCCGACCTGGTGACCGAGGGCGAGGACCTGATCGCCTCTGCCGGCCGCTCCGGCACCGGGGCGCCGTCCGCCGACACTGGCGCCGTGGAGATGTCGCAGGTGGAGGGCGAGGGCGACAACGACGAACTGCTGCGCGTCGACGCCATCGAGGGGCTAGAGGATCTCGTGGACTCGGCGAGGATGCAGGAGGTGGCGGGGGCGTTCTTCGGCATGGGGCAGGTGGAATATCTGGCGTTCCTCATGTCCGAGGCCGACCGCTCCACCGTCCTGCGACGGCCCGACGTGTCTCGAACCCGCCCGTACATTGTGGCGGATGGCGACACCGCGGCATCCATTTCGCGCCGCCACGGGGTCGCGTGGCCCAGGATTCTCGCGATGAGCCGGCTTCTCCCTGAGGAGGCGTTGCGGTCGGGGACGGTCCTGGTGGTGCCATCACCGCGACATCACGGGGCCATCCCTGGCGCCGACCTCGCCGTGTACGGGGACCAGTCCGGCGAGGGCGCGTGGGGTGTGGACCTGGAGCCGGGATTCCCGGACAACACCGCGGGCGAGCTCCTCCTGGTGTCTGGTGAGGCTGCGTTGATCCAGGCGTTGGAAACGCTGATCGAGCAGTATTCGGGAAAGCTCCTGAAGCAGCTGCAGCAGGTGCCGGAGAACTCGCGAGCACAGTGGATCACCTCCAAACTTGAGCGCGCGATCGTTCAAGATCGGAGGTTCACCGCTGTCGACCAGGTGAGCGTGGTATTCGAGGGGTCAGCGCTGGCGCTTTCTGTCGTCGTGACCGCGATCAACGGCGAGACGATCAGGGTGGGAGAAGCGGCATGAGTGGACCCCTACAGACGCGAAAGCAAGCGATAGAACAGTGGATCTACCGCTTCGTGGTGGTGACTCCACCACCGAGCGGGAGCGCCTGGAACTTCCAGCCCCTTGGCTACCTGCGAGGCATCGCGACCGCGTGTGCGGCCCTTGCCATCATGAACGGCTACGCCCTGTATGGTGCCCTGCTGCGCCGCTTTACGGTGATGGCGGCCCAGGGTGATGATCTCGTGATGGTGGCGCGCGAGCGCGGGCGCCGGCAGCGTGGCAAGCAGGCCGCGCAGCTCCCGCTCGTCTTCCGGCCCCGCACGGAGCGCGTGACGGCGCTCAACGGCGCGAGGACCCACATCGAGGTGGAGCTGTCCACCGGGTTCATCGCGGGCAACTCGCTGCGGATCAGGAACATCGACGGGACCGTGACAGAGGTCGCGACCATCGGCTCGATCTCGGTGGCAACAGGCCCGAACGGCTTCGACGAGATTGTGGTGCCGGCTCTCGCCAACGCGTACATTCCGGTTTTGACGGCGGATGACGTGCAGGTGCTTCGACGAATCACCATCGCCGAGGGCACGACCGTCGACACCCGGGCCGGCGTCCAGTTCGCGACGCTCCAGACCATCGTCACGGGCGACGCGAACCCTGTGTTCGCTGGTGAGTCGACCGCTCTCGCCCTGGCTGACAAGGTGATGGCCGAGGCGACAACGGCGGGACCAGAGGGCAACGTGCCACCGCTGAACGTTACGCGCCCCACCACACCCATCGCGGGCCTCGTCGGGGTCATCAATCCCGAGGGTGGTCGTGGTGGTGAGGCGAAGGAGTCGGATCTACAGCTGAAGCGGCGAACGATGCAGGGGCCAGCCGAGGCGAAGCTGGAGACGCGGGACTGGATCGAGACCATGCTGCGGCGATCGGACGAAGACATCGAGCGGCTGATCCCCGCCGTGTCGACATCGGTGGGCGTCATGGCTGTGCAGGTGCTTCACCGCAACGGCGGGCTGTTCGGTGTTGCCGAGCTCGCATCCATGAAGGCGTACGTGGAGGCGCGGGTACGAAGCATGCTCACGCTTGACGTGACCAACATCACGCTGACATCGGTGGAGGTGGAGGCCGTGATCACCCTGACCCCCCAAGCCACGCTGAGGCAAGTGCTGACGCTGATGGCTGACCGACTGGTGACCCACCAGGCGCTGGACTACCGCAAGGCTGATGCGGGCGTCGCCGTGGACGACTCCCTGCTGCTCTCGCTGGCGCGGTCGACAAAGGGGGTCCAGACACTCGATTCGGCGTCATTCCTGCCGGCGGCTCCGGTGACTGTGGCGGCCGACTCGCTGCCGCGCCTCACCCGACTGAGTCTGAAAGACAGTGTCACGGGTGAGACGATCAACACGGTCGTCTCGGTCAGTTTCTGATGGCGGACGACTTCCGAGACTACGGGTTCCTGACCAGCGATGATGGTGTGCTGCCGGATCTCGCGACCCCGGCCTGGATCAAGGCGGGTGCTGGCGCGGTCTCGATCGTGGACACCGGTTTCGATATCAACGACACCAGCGGCGTCGAGCGTCTCGTGCACTGGATCGAGGCGTTCCCCGACGTGAACGTCGAGAAGCCCGAATCAATGGCGGCGGAGCGGATGGAGATCCAGAGCCGCTTTCGTGGCGTCTCGCACACTGGCGCGGCGTCGCCCCTGTTGCTCTGGATCGACGACGGCGAGCGAAGCATGGGGCTCCGCCTGGGCGCGAACCTCGAGCTCGTGCACCCCGGCACCTTGGCGACGCTGAGGGTGCTGGTCGAGGGGTGGCCGTGGACCAGCGCGAAGACGTACAAGCTCGTGAAGGTCGGCACGGACCGGTGGCAGGTGTGGGTCGACGACAAGCAGTATGGCGATGTCGGGTATGAAGAGGCTCCCCCTGCTGTTGGTGAGCCCACCGCGGCGGGGTTCCAGCGTGTGGGTTCCGCTGGCCACGGGTGGGGCTCTATGTCCGTGGCCCTGAGCGCCCGTGGGATCTTCGAATCCATCGAGTGGTCGACCGGGATCGCTGTACCCTCGCAATGGCAGGCGAGCCTGACACAGCTGGAGTTCCCGGCGCGCCACCTGTCACGCTGGACCCGGAACGCTGAGGGTGTGCTCCGCGCCCTGGTCGGCGTCTTCCAGGATGCGCAGGACCGCATGAAACTTGCTTGGTCCGACACCATGGCAGGCACCTACGACGCCGCCGGCACCACCTACGAGGGCGAGCGCCTACCAACTGCGGAGCCGGAGCCCTGGGTGCTCGTCAATGGTGCCGCGGTCTCGGTGGTGCGTGAGCGTCTCCGGTTCACCGCGGTGGGGACCGAGACCGGCGCCAAGTACACGTACAGCAATCCCGTGTTCACCGAGGCGCCCGAATACAACGTCGCGGCGCGCTGGATCCTGCGGAGCAGCACCCCGGACGCCTGGGGGCGGATGGGGCCGGGCATGCGAATGACTGACGGCACGAAGTGGGCCGTGGCGCAGCTGGTCCAGGTGGTGGCTGGTGCACACTGGTCGTGGGTGCTCACGACCAGCGTCACGGACGGGGCCCCGGTGGTGGAGCTCGGCGAGCGCTGGCAGGTGGACCCGTGGCGCGTGCATCACGTCGAGGTGGTGCTACAGGCGCCGTCCTGGTGTTTCTTGGTGGTTGACGAGCAGATCGTCGATCGGATCCCGTACTCGTCTCTGGACTTTGTGTGAGGTAGCGATGGGACTGGATTTTTACGGTGGCTTCGAGGGCGGCACCATCGAATGGGATGGCTGGCTTGTGGGTGCTGGCGCCTGGCAGGTCGACGGGCCGGGCCGGAAGGACCCGAACGGAGACGGGGGCGACTACCGTGGGCGGCCATCCGGCGGCGTGGGGACAATCACGCACGCGTGTGGTGTGGCGTCGCCAGAGAAGCGAATCGGGTTCGCGTACGATCGAGGCTTCGCGGCTGCTGGCGGGCTGTCGTGGATTGGTACCGCGGCGGATCTGGGCCAGGTCGTGATCAACTCGACGGGTGGTGTCGAGATCCGCGTAGGTGCAGCCCCTGGCGTGCTGAAGGCCACATCCTTGGGGTCGCTCCCGAACGGGATCTCGTACATCGAGGTGCACGTCTACATCCACGACGTGAGCGGATTCGTGCACGTCTACGTCGACGGCGACCACTCGACCCCCTACGTGACCTGGACCGGCGACACGAAACCAGGCGCCGAAACCGACATTGACGAGGTGTGGTTCGGTGCGAACAACGACCTGAACACCTTCGACGACTACTATGTATCCTCGATCACCCTGGCCTATGACGGCGTTGCGGGTGGTCCGTTCACGCCTGGGGACATCCTCACCGGCGCGACATCGGGAGCCACCGCCGTGGTGTACTCGGACAACGTGGCGGGGGGCTACCTCGTGCTCCACACCTGGGACGGTACCGCGTTTCAGGACAACGAGCAGATCGCCGATGTCGCGGGTGCCACCGCGGACGCTCACGCACCATCCGCTCACTACGTGTCGGGCTTCGAGCCCGGCTCTCTCTTGCTCGGTGCCGTCTACTACCTCGAGGTCGCCCCAACCGGCGACAGCGCACAAATTGACTTCGTGGGCTCCGATGCGGACTCGATCGACAACTACCAGCTTGTCGACGAAACACCGGCCAGCGACGCGGACTATGTTGAGGGGCTCGTCGTCGACGAGATGGACCGCTACTCCAGCACAGGCGTCGCGCTGGCCAACATCATCTCTGCCCAGGTGCGGGCTCGCGTGCAGCACACCGGCGCCACCCTCGTCAAGGGTCAGCTGGCGCTGAAGGTGTCGGGGGTCGTCTACTACAGTCCCGAGATCGCGACCGGTGTGGCATTCGCGACGATTGGGCACCCGTGGCCGGTGCGTCCAGACACCGATGGCCAGTGGACCGCGGCATTCCTCAACGGTGTTGACATGTTCGGCTACCGCGTGAAGGGGGTCTAATGCCCGACAATGAGCGCGTATCAAAGATTGGGCTCGGGCTCCTTGGCTTCCCCACGGTGTCACAGGCGGTCTCCAAGATCGGCCTCGGTGCCCTCTACAAGCCGGTGGTCACGGTCTCGCCATCCGCGACGATCTTCATCTCCGAGGGTGTGACCGCGACGGCCGACACCCGCGAGGGTGAGACGCTGCACCGCACGACGGACCGCCAGCGCCGCCCGGCGTTCGTCCAGAACGTGATCGAGCGGGGCTTGGCACACGGTGGCTGCGAGCTCAACGAAGAGCTGCGCCTCTGGCTGCGGAGGCTGCCCGCGACGATGCAGCTCATGGGCTCGACGCGTGGCCTGGAGCTGTCGGTGCTCCGGCTCACCTGCGGCACCCGTCAGGTGGTGTGGTCGTCTGGTCGTCCAGGGGAATGGATCCTCGATGTCACCTATCCAGAGGTGACGCCGATCTGGCTCGACTTCCCCGGCACGCTCCTCACTATCGCCGTCGAGTTCCAGACGTACAAGGCTCCTAATTTCACGGCGCAACGGCTCGCGGACTGGATCGCGAGCCACCTGGCACCCAGGTCGGTGGTGGAGATGGTCTACGAGGTAGCCGTCGCGACCCACCTGCGGGCGACCACGGCACCGCACGCCCTGGGCTCCCTGCTCACGGTCGAGGATTCCCGCGACTTCCCCGTGGGCTCCACGGTGGTTGTGCGCAACGGCGCCGACACCTTCCGCGAGACACGCACCGTGCAGCTCGTGCCAAGCGATACCCAGGTCGTCGTCGACGGCCTCAGCCGCACCTACTACACCACCGATGTGCTGCGCCGCACCCTAGCGGTAGCCTGATGAGGTCGACATGCCTGTGAGCCGAGGATTGGTTTTTGCGAAGGGCCTGAAGGTCGGAATGGACGAGCTGCAGTGGTGGCAGTTTGAGAACGGGGAGGTTCGCCGCCGTGAGCGGCTCGCCCACTCCCGAAAGACTGGCCTCGTCATGGGCAACGCCCTCGGCGCCGAGCAGGCGGGGCAGTGGCGAGCGCACGACGCCAACGATGATGGCACGATCACTGTCTCCGTGGGTCCGCAGGGTCACGCCCTGGCCATCGACAGCGATGGGTACGCACTCCAGCTCTACCAGGACATCGAGCTCGCGCTGACGGACGACAACACTTGGTACACGCTGGTGCTGCGACGAGGAAGCGAAGACAAGGAGCGTGGAACCATCACCTTCACGGTTGGTTCCACGTCGATCACAGGCATCGGGACCGAGTTCACGCGATACCACGGCTTCACGAGTGATGCCGTCCAGGACATGAAGAAGGGCACACGGATCAAGATCACGGGTTCGGCCCTGGGCAACGACGGGATCTATGAACTCGACACGGTGGCCACCGACACCACCGCGACGATGCGGACGGCACCGCTCGGGAACACAGAGGCTGGGCTGACCTTCTCGGTGGTAGGCGACTTCTCGATTGCGACACCCGCAGATCCGGACATCCACGAACGGATCAAGCCCGCCCTGGTCGAGGTCGCACGCACCCGGGTGCCGGCAGCTGGCGACATGATCATCTGCGACACGAAGAGGAACGATGCGGGCGGGCCTCCGAAGGTCCAGATCATCGACCGTCGTCACGCGAACAGGTGGCGGCCGCAACACGAGGAGCGGGGTCTGACGTGGCTGGAGCTGCGGACGAACCACCACTCGGCGGGGGCTGGTGACTACCTCTCGACGGAGCTCAACAGACAGGCTGTCTGGGCGCCAGCGTCGTCGGTTACCGACATTGACGGGGCACCCGCAGCATCGAACGGTAGCAACGTCCGGGCCGTGATGGTTGCGGGACGCCCTGGTGGACCCGAGGTTCGGGCGCTGACACTCTCTCGTGATTCCAGGTCCTGGGCTGCGGCAGGGGTGGTGCAGGGCGCGGGCGCAGACGGACCATGCGCCATTGAGGCTGTGCCCCCTTCGACGGGGAACACGCACGTTTGTGTCTACCTGAAGGCGGGGATCGCCTATCTGCGACCGTCCACCGACAACGGGGCGACATGGGGCGCGGAGGTGAAGATCTGGGATCCCACACTCATCGCTGCCGCGGATCTCCTCTTCGGTATCGATCTGCTGCTCACTCGGCGTGGGAGGCTGATCCTTGGTGCCGTGTACGGCGACGCCAGCCAGCCAGTCGGGCAGCAGTACGGGATCAGCTACGTGTACAGCGATGACTATGGGTCAACCTGGACGACCAACGCGCACGCGGGGTTCACGATCCTCGACGCCTTTGTGTCCTCGGTCGAGGCCACCCAGGCGCGTCTCGCGCAGACTGACGACGGCACCATCTGGTGGGTGTTCATCGAGAACAACCCGCTGGCCAAGCAGAAGATCCGAGTCAAGAGGTCGGTGAACGAGGACCTTCCAGACGCCGCGTCAACGGCAGGTGGGACGGTGGTCGGCGAGCAGGCGACAGCGGACAAATACGACGTTTGTGCGTGGGCAGCCCCGGGTGGTGGCCTCGCGGTGGTCTACGGCCGCGCCGATACTGCCAAGTCGCACTACGCGCAAATCCTCGTCGGGGCGACAAGCGATGACGAGGGGGCGCTTACGTTCCCCACCGAGATCTACAGAGACGAGAGCTGGCTGCGGATCACGGACGCGGCGCATGTGGCGGCCGCGGAGAGGATCCGGATCATCCCCACGCTGGGGTTCCCGTGGGTCGTGTTCATCGACACAAAGCCAGTCGTCAATGTCGTCGACGGGTGCGAAGTCATGCCGGTGCGGCTCGGGCTGCCCCCGTCTCAGCGGTTCGACTGACCGCCGAACATGTCGCCCTGGGTGGCGTCTAGGTCCCCCACGTCGGCTCGCCCTTCCAGGCACGCCACGATGTGGGATGCCGCCCACTCTGGCCCCAGTCGCCGGAGCGCGGAGGCGCATCCAGCGAGGCGTTCGTTCAAGGCGCCGATCTCGCCGATGAGATCGGTAGCGGTTCGGCTGTAGTCCCGGACCTGTTGGCGCCGTAGCTCGGTCCGCTCGTCCTCGTCGTGGACGTACACCCACACGATGGCGGCTCGTCCCTTCCGGGTGGTCCTCGTGGCCCCGGAGTCCTTGAGGCGCCCGTCGTGCATGAGTTCCCAGCGGCGCGGGCGTTGTGTGTTGCCCGACATGGCGAGGCCGATCTGCACCTCCTGGTCCGTCGCGCCCTCAACGCCTCGAGCTTCCACGAAACGGGCGACTCGCTCACGCAGCACGAGGGCGCTCGGCCTGATCCGCTCGTGTGCCGCCCTGGACGTGTCCCTCATGCTGTCCTCGTGTGGATGGCGATCCCAAAGGCTTCGCAGGCGTCGGAGACCCCAGAGAGCTGGTGGTCATCCTTCGCGGTCCTGGCTCGGCTGCGCGCGTCGGTGACGAGTCGACTGTAGGGCTCCGGGTGTAGGCGGTGCACGATCTCGCATGCCCAGGACTTCCACGCGGCCCGCACGAGTTTCGCTATGTCGCCGCCGTCGACTGGTGGGGCACCAGCGCACGAGGGGCACGCGTCGGGCTTGTCCATGATGGCCACCAGGTCGGGAGCCGTGAAGGCGCACCCGCACCGTTCCCACGTGGCCCGATACCCTCCGCTCTCGTGGTCCCTTACGATGGCCTCCAACCGGTCGGGCTTCGATGCTCCCGCGCTCTGGCTCGCGGCTTTCGCGCGCAGAGAGCGACGGCTCGGGGTGGGGAGCGACACCCCAAGCGACATCGCGTGCGCCTGTAGGGAGCGCCGCCATTCCCCGGGGTCCGGGTAGATGGGCCGCATGCCGGCCACCACATAGGGGTGAGCGATCAGGCCGCGCAGGTAGCCCAAAGGCTCCGCGAGTGCGGCCTGGGGGCCGTGGTTCGTGTCCTTCCTGGCTCGCCCCGCTGTCTTCTCGATGCCGACGGCTTGCGGCTGCCATCGTGCCAGCGCGGGCATGATCCGGTCACGGTACGAGCGCTCTGGATCCCCCGCGTACATGATGATCGGAACAAGCTCCACAAGCGTCGGGGTCACGTACGCGAGACCCGTGGACCGACCGGATGGATCGACACCAACAACACCCATGGATCACCTCGATGTGGGGTGCGGGGCTCTGGGCGGCCGAACCAACCCTGTCCGAGAGAGAGTGGAGAGAGCCCCGCACTGGCCCCGACAGTACCGTCACGCCGCCGTGTCGTCAATCCATAGGGGTGGTGTATGCTGGCCCCATGTTCACACGGGTCGACGCTGCTTGGATCATTGGCTCACTGGCGCTTGCCGCCCTGGGTCTCTGGATGGCTCATGCCGGATCGTCGTGGCGGTGTGAGAGGAAGTGCGTTCCCCACACGCCCGTGCTGCGCTCCGAGCTGATGGTGTGCTGGTGCGTGACGGCGAGCGGCTCGGTACGACTACCAGACATGGGAGCGAATTATGATTGATCTTGCGTTGAAGGGCCTGATCCCTGTGGGTGAGGTCTTGCTGAAGGCGGTGCTGCCGAAACTGTTCGCGGACCAGGGCCTGCCAAGCTGGCTCGCGCAGATGGTGTCGCTGATCTTCGAGCTGATCGCGGAAGTGCTTGATGATGACGACCTTGTGGGTGACGCTGTCAGCATCGAGGATCTCACGGACCTGATGATGGCGCTCCTCGACGCCGAGCTCGGCGCCGATTGGCGCCAGCAGCCAGAGGTGGAGCGTCGCGCGGTGGTGGGCGGGCTCGTGACGCTGGTTGTGTGGATGGAACGGCTTGCACCGCGGAATCGAAAGGCCATGAAGAAGAAGGCCCGACGCATGCGCCGAGGGCTCCGCAAGGCTGCCAAGGGGCACAGCCGGAAGTGACCGGGTAAGATGGGCCCACAGTAGGAGGCCGCGATGTCCGGGCTATCTGGCAACCAGAGTAGGCAGTTCAATCGCTACGGTGGCGCGGTTGGCGGTCCGTGGGCGCAACTGAAGGTGCCCGAGGTCGTAGCAGACCAGTCGACACCTGTCGCCGAGCTGCAGTGTCTACGCGTCCACCAGGACTCCACGCTGCGGGTCCAGGTCGCTCTCGGGACTCTCACCAGCGCTCGCTTGCATGTGGGGCGCTGGCGGGGCGGGTTCGTCGAGGATCGGGTGGTCCTAATTGACGGCAACCACACCCAGGTCGATATTGCGGCAGCCGATGGCGAGTCTATCGGATTCTATTTGACCCACCTGAACGGTTCCGTGGCCACTGGCGCCTCGCTGTTCTACCGGTTCGGCGGCTGGGCGCCTGTGATGCCCATCGAGACCAACCGGCGGCTCACGGAGTACGAGATCCTGGACGCGACCGGCGGCTTCAACACGAACATGGATGTCGCCGCGAGCCGAACCACGAAGGTCGATCTGTACGATTACAAGGACTGCAGCCTGATTGTCGATGTCACGGCCTGGAACGCGTCGACCTTCCTGCACGTCTGGTGCCGGCAAAGCGGTCTCGTCGCCCCAGCTGTGGCGACGGCGGGGCACTGGTCCCCTTGTGACCTGGCCGACAACCTGGCAGCGGCTACCGGCATCTCGACCGGGCACCCGTATCGCTTCGACATCGACGCCGCTGATGGTGCAGGACGCTACGCTCTGCACTTCAACGCCTGGCAGGAATGGACCTCTGCCCTAGTGTGGGCCACAGGCGCCGGAGCTGTCGGCACGGTGCGTGTCTCGGCCCGAAGGTGACCCGCGAAGATCTGGCACGCGCTGAGGCCGCTGTACGGCTCCTGGAGCAGTCGGAGCTTCCGGACGCACTGCGCGCCGCGGTGGGGGCCCTGCGCGCCCACCTGGACAGCATCACGCCGGAACGCGTGCTGTTCGAGCGTCTCGGCGAGACTGGCGAGGTGTTGCGACGTGTCGTGACCCTGCTCGAGGTCGTGGAGCGCGAGCAGGCTGCCGAGACGAAGGCGGAGGAGCAGAAGGTAGCCCTGGCGACGGGCATTCTGGAGCGCGTGGACTGGAAGACGGCGGCGTATGCGGTCGCAGCCCTTGCGAGCGGTGGCGGGATGGCGGAGGTCGCGCGCCGCATGATGTCTGGCGAGCCCTAGCTCAGGCGGGTGTGAACCACCCGAGGGCTGTCGCGACAGTCAGGCCGGTGGGGACCAGTGACAAGATGAAGAATGCGCCGATTGCCCGGTGGCGCTCGGCTTCGAGCTTCGCCACTTTCTCGCCCATGGTCTTGAGAGCTTCGGTTCGCGCCCCGACCTCGGCTGCTAGCGCGTCGGTTCGTTTCTCGACCTCGGCTTCTAGCCTCGACTCCAGCTTGTCGATCTTGCCACCCAGGTCGGCGCCACGCCAACCGGCGAGCCCCTCACGAATGCCCGCGATGGCCCCTGCGTTGTTCGAGGCTGTCTTGTCGATCGTTTTGAGCCGTGTTTCGACACTACTGAGGGCACGAGACACGATCCTTTCAACGATGTCAGGCCACTGCTCGGTCATTGGCGCCCCCTCCGCGTACTCCACACGTACCGCGGACGGGTCATCAGAGATAGCGCTAAACGGGCTGTCAGGGCAGGTCAGGGGTTCAAAAGGCACGAGGTCGGCCATCACCGCTTGAGCGAACATTGAAACTCCATGCATTCCCTCGCATGGTAGCGCCGCCCAAAGGAGGGCACCAGGGCGGGTATCGTTCTGTGTGGCACTTCACACACCGCCTGGTGTCACTTCACGCTGTCGTGGGACCAGTCGAGTGCGCGGATCTTCTCCCTGTCCTCCGCAACCGGGGCGCCGTCCTTCCAGGAAAAATAGCGCTTCGGTGCGCTGCCGGTGTAGCCGCGCTGCCAGACAAACAGGCTGTATTCCACGCTATCGGTCCCCTCGACCTGGACTGCCTGCATGAAGGGCGGGCGGCCCTCTATGCCGTAGTCGCGCCACAAGGCGAAGCGCTCGCGGAGCCACCGCCGCCCAGCGGTGTGGAGCCATCCGGAGCCGAGCAGGAACGCTAGGCGGCCCCCAGGCTTCAGGAGCCAGTGAGCGTGTTGCACGTGCTGGCTCGCGACACTGAAGGGTGGGTTGCCGATGATCCAGTCGTACATACCCGTGGCGCCGACACCGGGCGGCATGTGTTCGGTGAAGTCGGTGCAGATCACAGACCCAGGGGTCTCATGTCCTGCGCGGAGCTCCCGCAGCGCCTTGCACTTCTTGCGGTCGATCTCCACCGCATCGACGTGCCCAAGACGGTCAAGCATGGGGCCGAGCCATGCGCCCGTGCCGGCGCTCGGCTCCAACCCGTGTTGGTCGGGGCGGAGGTCGAGCAGATCGAGGCATGCCCGCACCACAGGGGCAGGTGTCGGGTAGTAGTCGCGCGGCTGTCGCTCGCGCCCCCGTCCCGTGGAACTCATGCCGGTGCTGTCCCGGGCACGAAGCGGAAGTCGGCGCCGAGCCATGAACGCCACTTGGGCCATGGGTCGGTGCGTTCTTTCCCGTTTTTGAGGCCGTACGTCACACCCTCGTCGTCGTGACTCATGACGATCCGGACAGAGCGCCCGTTCGTGACCTCACCACAAGGCATGCCGCCCCACGGCACCTTGGTGTCTGTAGGTAGGTCGGTGGGTGTGCTTTCCTCCTCCTCCTGGGGCTCGAACAGCGCGGCCTGGTCGGGATTCACCACCTCGCCGTCCAGTTCCTCACGCCAGGTCGGCGGCGCCTCTGTCTGCCCGGGAAACAGCTGCTTCTGCGGCTCGCCTCCGATCCACTCCTGGACGGGGCCAGAATTGAAGGCGTTCCACAGCGCCGTGACGTTGTCGGAGGCATCGAGGAAGTCTCTGAGTCGGTGTAGCGTCTTCTCGGGCAGCCGGTCGTTGTCCCCTGGCTCTCTGGGGGCGTTCACGATGCATCGCGAGATCGTGCCGTCCCGCGTGAGCTTCACGGACCAGCTCGCGTCATCTCGCCCCGCCTCACCGAGGGTGAAGATGGCGTTCACGATGGACGAGCTGGGCGAGTCGGTGTCGGGGTCGAAGAGGTCCTCGATCACCAGCTTCACGGCCTCGGGGCCATCGACGTGCATCAGGCCACCGTCAACGGTCAGGGTCACGTGCCGGTCAAGGGTGAGCTGCAGCGCGACCTCGCTGCCGCGGCGGTTGAAGACGCACCACCCGCCTCGGAGTGCGTGTTGTGCGAGCCATCGCAGGAACTTCGCGCCGATCTTGGCTGGCAACACAGCACCGGGCCGGGTGGCCAGAATCCAAGCCTCCAGCGGCACCTCATGGAACGAGACCCCGGTGTATCGGAACTCTTCACAGAGGTGGGTCGCCAGGGCGTCCATCGCGTCCTTTCGACGGGCTGGGCTGGCGGAATCGAAGAAGTAGATGCGGGACTGGTGGGTGTCGATCACCATGGGCGTCTCGACCACCGAGGGGAGGGCGTGGACGCGCAGCTCGGCGGTGACCTTCTCCTGGATCATGGTCCGTTCGTCGGCCGGCGTGGTGTCCAGTCGGTCGCCTGGGTGCGGCTTCCTGGAATTGTAGTCCTCCAGCCACGTCACGCACCGCTCATGCACGAGGCGCCGAACAAGCAGAGCGGGCGCCCGCACCGTGTGCGAGCGTCGCCCCAGCACGATGTATCTGCCATCCAGGACGAGAGGAGCCTTCTCGTCGAGGAAGTACCAGCCATCTCGTGTTTCGGTGGCGTCCACGTCGGGCATGGAGCCCAGCACGGGCACCACCATCTGTAGCGATGTCGCCCAGTGCTTCCACTTGATCGGCTCCACGCCATCGCGCTCAACGGTGATGTCGTACCAGGTGATGGGTGCCCGGGTTGTGTGTGGAAAACTCAAGCCTCACCTCCCGACTTGCCGGGCTCGAGCGCGGCGAGTGCGGCGACTACCGCAGGATTCGAGTCCCGAAGAATCTCGACCGTGAGCGGCGCGCGCCAGTGGATAGCGGTGCTGTCGCTGCCGAGCCGCTGGATTCCCAGCTTGCCGTCCCGCACCGTCGTGACCTGACCGATGCTTGGCGACTGGTTGGCGTAAAGCCGCACGTAGCGGCCGATTGGGGAACCGATTGGGGAAGACATCGCGCATTCTCCGTCATGGGTAGATGCGGCGCGCACGAGGTGCTTCCAGTTCCTTTCTTACGCCTCGGTTCGCCGTGTCGCCAGGGTATCAGCGCGCGGCGCTGTTGGGTAGGGCTGGCGTCGGGTTATGCTTGGGCGGCAACCCAGGGGAGCATGCCATGGGGATCTGGAGCGGTCGAAAGTGGTATCTGGCTCCGATCTGCGTGAACGAACGGGGTACCGTTTCCGACGGCGTGGACTGCCACACGCCGGCGAACGTGGGGGGTTCCATCCTTCGATGGCCAGCGAGCGCACTCCTGCGGGTGAGCGTCGTACCTGACGACATGCCCGACGACTGGGAGCGCGTGACGTTCGCCGAGTCGCCACGCCGCAAGGACGCCAAAGCGGATTGCGCCATGCTGTGCCAGGGCGACACCGCCCCGCTGGTGCTCGCGGCTTCGGGCTCATCCCCGCAGGGCTGGGAGCGCCACACCTTCGCCATCGTGCCCGACAACGACGAGACCGGACGCGGCGCGGCATTCGATCCCGACGCCGATGGCTGGGCATACCTCGTGCCGCTCGGTGGCCGCGTGGTGGCCGCTGTCGCGGCCGGTGTGGCCGTGCCGGCATCGTGGGCGGAAACCCCGCTCGCCGAGCTCGTCAAACTGATGCCGGACGTGTTCAACGACGCTGCCGATCTGGGAGTGTAAATGGCCAACGATGTACGTTTCGCGTGGACTTGGGCCAAGGGCTACGCCAAGAGCGTGTACGACAACGACACCAACTTGTGGAG